CCTAGGAGATGAGAGACTGGTTAGTCGAAGGCAGTGCGGGGGGAATTAGGTCTCCCCCGTAGAAAAAAACTTATCCACCCCCCTACCTACCCCGTTGACGGGTTAACCTAGAAACTCTACGGGGTCGGGACTTCAGTAACAACTAGGGGGGTTATTTTAGGATTCAGACCCCCCCTAGTTGGGAATTTAATACCTAAAACAAATAGGGTTTTATCAACTCTAAACAGGTTAGACATTGATAAAACCTATTCGCTATGTTAGCCTTACTCTAAACCAATTTGTTTGATTTTGCCAATTTCACAAGCCTTTTTGACAGCTTCAAATGGTTCTAAACCATCTTCAACAATAAATCTGGAAGCTAATTCTTCTGCAAACTTTAGCTCTCTTAAGGCTTCAGTAGGAATATGGTCACGGATAGCTCCTGATTCCTTAAGTTGATAGTGGTCTTTGGCTTGTTTTGATTTAACGCCTAAGACTAGCCCATTGAGATAGTCTGTAGAATTAGGATAGATGAACTTTTTGTAATTAGAACTTAGTTCTGGGTTATTTTCCAAATAATATTTGAAAGAGTCAGTTAGGGTGCGACGGGCGATTTTGCTTTCAACTCTGGTTTGGAGACGGTCATTGCGTTCTTCTTCAGTACGTTGAATATTGAAAGCATGGTCTAAGCGACGTTCTAAAGATTCTACCAAACAGGAAAAAGCTACGGCTTGGCATTTTTTGTTGCCCAGTTGAGCATAAGCACTTACTATAGTACAAAAGGTCTCCATACCCATAAGTCTAGCTAATGCGTTAGTACCCTCTACATGAACCTTCTCAACAGAAAGATTGTCCAGTGCCAGTAAGGGTTTGGCGTATTTTTTACCGGTTGAGTCACCTATAAGAATATCTAATGCTTTGCAACCATTTTGGGACATAGCATAGCTACCATCAGGTAATTGATACCCTTCAAGTTGGATGCCGCCTAATTTAATTGTGGCTTTTTTGGCTTTGTTGTTCATAGCTAAATTCCAGTCTGTGAAAAAGAATAACAGACCATAAATCAATTATAGCAATTTGTCAATGTTCAGACAATGTGAAAAATACGGAAATCCTGACCCCTGTTAGACAATAACGCCCAAAGCAGAAAATGTAAACCCAAGTGTACAATTAAAAGAGATATGACACCGGAAGAAATTAAACTATTATTAGAGGAATCGCAACAGGCGTTTCTATCCCAACTACAAGGGGAATTGGGAACGCTAAAGGCAGGCATCTTAAGCGAGGTAGACCGAAAAAACAGTGGATTGGCGAGTAGTCTACAAAAATCCTGGGATAAAAAAACCACTAAAGCACCCGAACCTGAGCCAGAATTAGAAGTGGAAGTGGAGACACCCAAACAGAAACTAAGTCTTCAAGCCCTACAGAAACAGATTGAAGATTTGAAAAAACAGTCAGAGGAAAAAGACAGAAAAATAGTTGCCAAAGAATTAGAATCCACATTAAATGCAACAATCTCCAAATTTAAACCGCTAGACTTAGGAATTGCGACCAAAGCCTTTAAGCTACAGTACGAGGATAACTTAGTTTACGAGGATGGTGTAGCCTTTGTCAAAAATGGGGATAATGTGGAAAGTCTGGATGAGGCGTTAGGAAAATTCCTAGAAACTGATTTCGGTAAAAGTCTATTACCCCCGACATCCAAAGCTCGTGGTGCTGGATTAAAACCCCAAAACAGTAGCCCTGCCCCCACAGAGGGGAAACGGGACATTCTGGAAGATTTGTTTATTGAGGATTAAGTTAAGGTTAAGAGGGTTCTAAAACAGAACCCTCCCCCCCTACCCCAAATTACCCCAAACGAGTCCATCATGGGTAGTCAGGCAATATAGAGCCTCGACTACCTTAATTAGTTTTAAAGTCAGAAACGGGGTAAGTTCGGGTAGTTTAGAGAGGGCAAACAAATCACGAATGATACCATCAAAAGCATTACAACGGATAACAGAAAGACTAACACAGATAGGGTTGTTATAGTCAGAAGAACCTAGTAGGGCAAGGCGTTCAGCCAATTCATAGGGGGCGGAGTCGAGACCAGAGATAAGGAAAGAAATATTGCAATGGGTCTCAAACTTTTCCAATTCCAACTGAAATATACGCATCTTAACACCTACCAATATTTAGACTTAGATTGAGCGGAGTAAAAAGGGGTTCGCCCATTTCCTATTATAGAGGCGAACTACGGCCTATTGAACAGTAGAAACCCTGTGTGGGATAAAACACAAAAGAATCTACTGAAAATAATAGGAAAATTAGAAAATGGCAAAGCTTAATTTAGCAGTAGTCAACACGATTTTTTCGGAATTGTTGACCAAAGAGGTAAACCGTGAAGCAACCTTCTTGTCGTTGCTGTCGAAGTTACCCGAACGTAAGTCCAATATCCAGTGGTCTGTAGGAGTTGGTGGAACGCAAGCAACGGGAGTAGCAATTACTGGTTCAGCACCTGCGGCCAGCCAAGACGTAACTATTCCGGCACAGTTACCCATCAATAGTTCTTCGTTACAATCTACTTTCACCTTGAACTTGAAAGAGATTGAGGAAGCTAAAGAAATGGTTTCCAATGCAGAATTACGTCAGTTGCTGTCTGCACAAATGCGTAATGCAGTAGACGAACAAGCTACTACTTTAAACCGTAAATTATACAATGGAACCGGTGCGATTTCTGATGGAGGAATCATCGGTCTATCCATTGCGGCTGGTACTGGAGATTATGCGGGTATTCCTTCAGCGACCTACCCTTTATGGCAAGGACAGGTCGTAGATTGCTGGGATGCCGCCGCCGCCGCCGCCGACAAACGCCAAGCCTTAAAAACCGACTTTATGCTGGAATTAGACCGTAAAATCCGCTACCGTCCTGGTCGGTATGACCTAATCCTAACTACCCCTAAAGTCGTTGAACAATACAAGAAAGTCTTTGAAGCCAATCGTAGCTTCCAAATCATGACTTTTGACGGCAACCGAGTTCCTTTGGTGGACTTAGGATTCAACGTGGCTGGTTACATGGGAACCCCAATCATCGATGATGTGTATTGTAACCGTACCCGTACTGCGGCTGAATCGGCCATTACCACTGCTCTCGGTACTGATGTTGACGAAGGTGTAATGTATTTCTTACGTCGTGAAGACTTAACGTTCTATTCCGCACCCGTACAGAACTCGTTTTCGGCTAACGGTGTTTATACCTTAATGCGTCAACTGGCTCAAACTAGCTTGTATGTGGACAACTTCGTAGTTGGTTGTATTGCCCAGTTGCAATTAGCCACTCGGAAAAACGTTGGAGTTATCCGTAATATTAAAGTCGCCTAAGACTTAATAAACCCTAAATCACCCCTTTAACGGGGGGTGGTTTTTTGTCCTTACCCCACGCCTAAGTGTACGGGAATCCCTACTGAAAGACCGTAGATAATGCTGGAAAAATTGGCATATAATGGAAGGGAACATACATTATAGGTCAAATATGGCTATCATTCCAAGCAATCAGACTGAATTACTCGCTTTCGTTTCCCAAGATGCCAGTGAACAAGGGAATTTGTCAATCCGTGGCGTGGCGAAAATGGTGGGAGTAGACGATATGTCTATCATCCGAGCCTGTAAATTTCTAGAGATATACATGGAGGATGAAACTATAAAGCCGTCCGATACCGTTCTACTATTGGATTATTTATCTGAAACAGATAGTACATTATTATCCGAAAGTTTTGTTAGACGCTTTGGCTTACTGGGTATTTATGCTTCGACAATCCATTTGTTTGATGGGGTGAGTTTAGGACAAGCTTATAAGACAGCCGCACTAAGTTCTGAGGATTGCCTCAAAGGATTATTTCAGCAAACTAACAAGGGGAAAAGTAAGGTTACAGGCTATATTTATTGGATACAGCAAGCTACAACAGGTTACACAAAGATAGGGGTTAGTGTAGACCCCTATAAAAGACTAAGTTCATTACAAGTGGCATCGCCTACCCGTTTAACCTTAATACATAAAAAGCGGTATAATAATTGTGATTTATATGAAATAGAGAAACGTATTCACAGACAATATAAAGAATATCATGTCTTAGGCGAATGGTTTGCGCTACCTCAAGATGTGGTCACTAATTTAACTAAGTCCAATAGTAAGTCTAACGGATTAGGCTAAACTAAACAAAATGGGGAGGGTCTAAAAGCCCTCTTTTTTTTGTCCTTACCAGTCTTAACAAAACTTAACATGGGTAAAACCACAACGCTCAAACTAAATAAAACACCTGCCAAGAGATAAAAATGCTGTTCACACCAGATGAAATATCTAGAATTAAAATAGCACTTGGGTATGAAGAATTTCCTAAGTATGAAGCTGATGTGCAGTTCATGCTAGAAGTGATTGAAGACGAAGTGCGCTATAACAGAATCTTATTTCTACTGGACAAAGTGGAAGAAATAGATAGTAAAATACAACAATATGTAGAGAAACTCTATGTAGAACAGGTAGAGGGTATAACTTTGAACTATGAAAAAGTGGTACTGGGATTGAAAAAAGAAGGTCTGCGGAGACTAAAAGAATTGTCTTGGCAGACCAACTTAGATATAAGAAACTCCCCGTTCAAAGGCGGGGAGTCAGGGTTTAGCTTTGTCGCCTATTGAGAAAAGGGAGGTAGTTTACAGGTTTCTGTTGTTTTGATTAGGAACTGGAGTTGCTCGGCTTTCATCAAGACATCAGAGTAGTCTACCCCATCTTGAATATGCCAAGACCAATATTTTAGGTCATCCATGACTTCTTCCAATTCCAATCGGGTAGCGATTTCTGCTTGACGTGCCATGTCTTTGTCTTCTGGGGGTAGAAATTGTACAGTACCGCCTTTGAAGGGGGGATTCTCGGTAATTAACCAAATTACTTGAGGTACGATACCTGTTTTTATTTTAGTCCAAGCAAGGTAATACTTTCCTCGGCAAAAAACAACTGCCATATCCCCATTTTGCTTTAACTCAGTCACTTCAAAAATCGCCCCCCCACAAGGTTCTCCCTCAAAACAATCTTGACCCCGTAGGATGAAGACATCGCCTAATTCGAGAAATCCCTTAGTCATATAAACTCCTTGTTAGTTGTGTTCAGTTTAACAGATTACAATACCGTTGTCAACCCTGGGATGAGGTGAAAAGACAACCCCATCCTTCAGAATCTTTGATGTGCTGTTCTAACCAGTGGTCGAGCAAATCCTCTGCATCATCCGTTTCCGTCTCAGCCAGAGTAGTCAGGATGTCAAGGTTTTCAATGAAAGTCCTAGTTTTCCGTGGTCAAAGGGACGGGTTTTACTCCTAAAGATGAGAATCTTGGTCAGAATCAAAAAAGTCCTTTGCTTCTAAATCGGAGTTAAATGGCTTAACCCATTGGGTAATTTTTTGGCGGATTTCAGTCCCATTAAGAATCCTGGTATCTTTTTCCATAGCAGAGTCACCAGACTCACCTGTAAAAAATTTACGGGCAGGAACCCAACCAATAAACCCGCCACACATCACAGATGCGTCGATGGCTACGGCAGTATGCTCTAAAGCTGACCAATGCTTTGAGCTAACTAGACGTAAAAATAGTTTAACATCCTTTTCCACATCCATATTCCCTTCGTGGTTTAGGTAAGACACTCTCGCACAACGAGAGGCTGACAGAGCAATGAGTAAAAGAGTATTACCTTTGTACAGTTCTCTTTCCTCATGGGTTACATAGGGCAGATGCAAACCACCATCTGATAGGATATAAGCAGAACATTTGTGGTAAGCCTCAAGCATTAAGCGGGCTACTTTTCTAATCTCTGGCTGGGCTTTTTCAGAAGTACGAAGTTCAAAAAAGTTGAACCATTGAGTGCCGGTCAGCACCACATCCACCATTTGAAAAGGCTCAGTAAGTCGGTTCACAATTTCTTTATGAACCCCAAGCAGGTTCAATAAATTAGCCCAAAACCGTTGGGAGTGCATGGAGCAGAACCATACAAGGTCAGCTAATTTAGCCTTTAGACCCGTCAGGGGCTTACCAGCTTGCATTCCTGACTTATTCGTACCCCATTGGTCAGGGTGATAGGGATTCTCTACTAATTTTCGGTCTTTTTTCTTAATCGGAACAGCCCGATTCGACTCGGTATTAGAGGACAAAATACGGTGTTTATTGAGTTGAGCTAAGACAAATCGGGGAATACGAATTTGAAAAGTGGTAATAGTGTCGCCTGTGATGGAATTGACACTTTGTTCGATGACCTTAGCGTGGTATTGGGTAGGTTTCAAGAATTTGCTCCTAATTTCTTAATTTTTCTGACTTCTGACTTATAAGTTCGCAGGGTAAGACCCAGAGTTTTAGCTATTACCTCTTGGGTAAGACCCATTAGACGTTTGCGGACAATTTGCTTTTGGAGGGGGGTGAGTTTTGACCAGAAGAGGTTCAGGGTCATTTGGTATTCAGTGGAATCGACTAGGGATGCCATATTGTCTAGGGGAAAATCTCGAAGTTGGCATTCCATGACATAGGTTTTGTGCCGAATAAGGCGGAACCTTTTGCGAATATCCAACCAGCAATAGCTGGTGAGCGTTCCTTTGTTGGGGTTCCAAGTCTTAAGTTTTTCTAGAACCAGACAAAGACCTTCCTGAAAGTAATCCTCTCCTTTGACTGACGTATCACGCATAGCACGACGGATAGCGGGGATTTGGGATTTAACCAAATTTAGTTTAGACGTTTCACAGGCTTGTTGTTCGATGGTTAGATGACAGTATTCCATGACAGAGGTTTTGAATTTTAGACGGCTTAACCCCACTCCACAAGCTAACTGCTCGTTTTACCCTAGTTAAAGGGGGTTTTAACCCTGATTGATTAAGCTTGGTTCTCACTTAACCAGTTTTTTGTTGGGTTAACCCCAGTATAACAGAGAGTAGATTAGGTGTCAAGGGGTTTGAGAAAAAATCGCCCAAAGCTAAGTTAGACCCCGCTTGGAGTATAACTGAGGATGCCAGAACAGCAAGGATACAATGTATCGTCACTATTTGTTTCGATAGGATTAGATACAAGTCCAGCAGAAAGAACTTTAAACCAATTTGAGAACTTATTGCAAAGTTCTGTAAATCGGTTAATCTTCACATTTACAGAAGACGTATCGCAAAGATTCGCCAGAAGTTTTGAAGGTCTAGGTCGTGGCATTGGTAACTCTGTCCAAAGAAGTCTGAACGAGGCTATGGGGCAAACCAAGAGAATTGAGAAAGAAGCCACAGAATCCTTAGCAAATATAAATAAAGCGGCTCAAACAGGTTTAAGTGAAGTATCAAGTGCCACAACTGGGGCTTTAAGTGAGGTCAACAAAGCCTTAAAAGATTTAGAAGCCAATTCCAAAAAAACCTTAGAAAACACTCAAAAAGAAGTAAAACGACAATTAGACGGTATAAGAAATTTAGCGGCATCCTCCAATCTAGACCAAGATAAGGTAATAGGGGCGATGGCCGGTAGTCTTTCTAGGCAACTAAAAGCGATGGACTTTTCGCAAATAGAGGGGAGTTTACAAGCTATTCAAAGAAAAGCTTTAGATTTAGGGTCTACACTGGAAAAACAGGTAGGAGACATAAGAAATAGCCTAGCCCAACCTGCGGAAGAATTAGAAAAGGCATTAAATAACTCGTTAAAAAAGACCCAAGAAGCAGTAGGAATAGCTGACAAAGCCTTAGAAGAATCTGGGGTAAAATTTGCTGAAAAAGTAGGTTCAGCCTACAAACAAGCATCGGAAACTTTTGCTAAAGAAGGAGTAGGTTCAGCAGAGAAAGCGATAAATAGTCTATCAAAAGGTGTAGAATCCGCAATTAAAGAATATGAGAGAGCGGTAGAAAGTACAGCCAACGATTTGTCTAAAAAAGCGCAACAGTTTCAAGTCTTGGGTACAACTGTGGCCATGGCTGAAGCCGAAAGACTTTATGCTTTAGCCAATAGTGTTCGTTTAACGTCAGTGAACACCATAGCATCAGTGAGAGAAAGTGCTACCCAAGCAACCCAAAGCATATCCAAAGAAATGGGTAAAGCGGGGAGTGAAGCGGGGTCTGCATTCGGAGGTGGATTTGGAGCGGCTTTAGGGGGGGTCGTTGGTGGCCCGGTGGGAAGTCTTCTAGGTGCGGCAATAGCAGAAGCCCTGGCCAACGGACTTCAGTTAGCTTTAAACTCCAGAATGGAGGTCATTAAAGCTACTCTCGGCGGTTATATGAACACGGTAGCCCGTGGGATGATGAACTTTGCCGAAGAAGAAAGGCGTATAAACATGGGTTTATATGTTACGGGGAAAAGGGAAGGCTTTGGACAAGATAGTGAGGAATTTAACACAAAATCTAAGGACGTACAGAGGGCAGTTACCTTGACTGCATCTGACCTGTCTTATGGACGGGTAGAAATTGCGGAACTATTCAAACAATTGGTAAAAGCCGGGTTTAATTATAATGAGATTATAGGTGGAACAACCCCCGAAGAAATGAGACGGGGGGCATTGTATCAAACTGCTGGTTTAGGGGAAGCAGTAGAGTTACCAGGAGACCAATTAGATGAAACCAGCATCTTAGTAAAACAATTTAAAATGGCATTCCCTGAAAATAGTATAAAAACTATTGTTAGAGAAATCGCCGCATTGGGACTGTCCACTCCTGCCCAATTTGATAGATTTAAATATGCAACTCAGGATTCGCTATCTGCGGCGGCCGTAGCTGGAATCCCGATGAGAGATGTGATGCAAGGGTTTGCAACGATGTTTAACTTAAGTACCCCTGAAGTAGCGGGTACAATGTTAAAAACCATCTACAACGGTATAAGTGGGGGTAATGTAAACCGCCAGATGTACGGGGTAGTGTCCAAGTATTATCAGGGAGAGGATGGGCAAGGAGATTTACTAACAGCATTAAGAAATCCTGGAGACTTTGCCGCAGAATTTGCTAGATTAGACACTGTGATGGATTCAATCCTGAAAAAGGGTGAGGCAGTGGGAATTGCGGGGATGGAGAATGTAACAGGAGACTATTACAAAAGTCTAGGGTTACAAGAACAAGCAGATATGAGGGCTAGAGGGGTATCTAATCTGTTCGGTGGTGGAGACACCTTCCAAATTGGTTATAGAAACTTAACTCTTGAAGGACGTGAAAAAGCAGAAGAACAAAAACGAGAGTTTGCCAACTTTAATAATGAGAAAGACGGGGAATTACTACCCGACTTCATTCGACTGCGCCAAAAGGGATTAAAGGGGGCAATGGAGTTAATCGAATCCACCAAAGAAAACGTGGAATCGTTTGCCGCTAAATTGGCTCCTGGTTTTACTCAAATGGTGCTATTTTTCAACAAAGTAGCCAACGAGTTAACTGCTGGTATGGAGAAGTTTTCCGGGCCACTGGAGAGAATATCTGAAAAATTAGGCGAAGTATTTGGCAATCTATCAGAGAATAAACTCATTGATAAATTTGTGGATGGAATTTCCAGTACAATGGGTAATGTTGGTAGAATCTTTGAGAACTGGTTAAACTCAGCAATAGAATTTGTATCTAAAGGGGAAAACGTAGATACAGTATTTTTAAATCTTAACAATCTGTTATCGGATTTTGCGGGGTTAATGCAAAACCTAGCAGTAGCATTTAAGTCATTTCTACCTTTGATAAACGAAGCCACTGGTGCATTATCTAAAGCGGGGGTAGAGTCCGAAGTAAGACAAGTTTCAGAAGAACTAAAAATCAGGGGAGTAGGAGAGGTTAGTGAAAGAGTATTTAACTATGGGAGTCAAGTAGGCAATGTAGAGGGAATTAAAATTACAAACTCCGAGGCACTAGGGACAGTATCGGAGGAAGAAGCTAAACAAATAGCAAAATCCATTAAGGGTAAAAGCTCTACTGCCACACAAAGTTATATAAGAACTGGGAGAGAACGGTCTCATGCTGGAATGTTTGGGGCAGTAACAGCCCCAGAAAGTTTTGCGGATGTGGATGAATCTACCAGTGTTGGGTTAATCCAACAAGGAATGAAAAGGGTAGAAGCTAACGGTAGAACCTACTATATAACCGGAGGTACAGGGGAGGGTCAGAGTCAGTTTTACGAATTAATAGATGGTGATTTTAGAAAGGCCACAGGAACAATCGACTCAGACCCTAAAACCCGTGAAAATCTGATAGAAACTCTAATGCCTAGGGAGGGGAATAATCCCCCCCCAATGGATTTATCAACGGCTGGTATGGGGTCATTCCTAAATCCTAAAATACTGGCAGAAATCGCTAAGGAAAATGGGAATCTTAAAAACCGTCAAGCCGCCACATTAGAAGCCCAACAATCAAGAGTTCGGGACTTATTTGGTAATAATGCAGTTTTTGATGAGAAAACAGGGAAAGTAAGAGAACAGGATAGTGAGGGTAACAGAGCAGATTTATCTTCTAGTAGTTTCGGTACAGAGGCATTATCCAAAACCCCTGAACGTCTGAATGCCTTAATCCGTACTGGGGCAGGTCTAGAGGGAAGTTCTGCGGAGCAAGCCCTAAGAGAAACGGCAAGCAGAAGCAAAATCACCAATCTACAAACAATTACTGGTCTATCTTCTGGTAAAACCAAAGGTAAAGAGGGGGAAGCCTTCTTATTAAGTCAAGCAGATGTCTTAGAAACGGTAAGGAGAAATGAGAAAGAAGGGGCGGACATAGCCAAAACTGCTTCGGAGTTAACACAAGACACAACCAAAGAATTAGAGGAAGCCCTACGGAAAAAGGGACAATTAAAACCTGCGTGGGATAGAATTAAGAAACAGATTGAGTCTGGAGAAATTGTAGGGGACAGCACAACGTTCCTAGAACAATTTATCACAAAAGCCCGTGAAAAGGTAAGCGACAATAAAACCCCGTTTGCCGAAAGAAATGCAATGAATGAGAATTTAATTGCATTGACTAAAGATTTAAACACGGATAAACCAAAACCTTTAGAAAAACCTGGGGCAGTTAAAGAAGGTGTTCCTGCTGACCTAGAAAAGTACCGTCGTCTTATTGACGATATGAACCGGAGCAGAATTGAGCAAGAAAACCAGATTCTCCAACTAAGGCAAAAATCTTTAGAATTGGAGCGTCAATCTTTTGTGTTGGCTACGGCATTTAAAGGACAAGTAAATGCTAATTTGGAGCAATTCTTTGGTATCTTAAGTCAGGCAGAAAATACCCTGTTAGGGAATCAGACAAAACTAAGACAAATAGACCAATTCTTTGTTGACCGTCGGAACAATCTTGCTAATCAGTTTAAAGATGTAAACCCGCAGGTAGGTGGGGGCATCCAGGACAACTATGAGGGTACGGGGCAACCAGTATTTGTACCTAAAGCATCCCCTGATAAAAATGTTAATGCACTATCTAAAGACTTGATAAAAGGGCAATTAGATGCTATCAAAGAGAAACAGAATGAAAGGGCTGAGATTGCTAAACAGAATGAGCTAATTCAGCGTAATCTTACCCAACAAATAAGAAATGCTGTAGCCCAAACGTTCCAACAAGCCACAAACACAGCAACTGGGTTAGCCTCATCTTTCGGGGGTAACAGTGAGTTTATGGTAAAAACCACTCAACTCTTTGATGGGGTAAGAACTCAAGGGGTACAATTAGCTCAACAAATACAAGCCTTAAAAGTTATTCAACAGACAAATCCTAGTGGTTTTGGGGCGCAGGATGCTAAAGCCCTCTCAGGATTAGAAGGTGTATTTAAGCAAATTCCCAGGATGCTGAAGGAAGCGTTAGGAGACGCACTTGCTTCCCTACTCCGTCAGGTAAATACTTTCTTCCAAGACCTATCAGAACGGTCTAGACAAAGAAGTAATGAATTGATGGGTATGGTGATGCCTGGTGGAGCTTCTTCGGGTTTATTGACGATTGTGGGGGACTTACAAAATAGTCTGTTCAAAAATCAACAAGAGAGTTTAGAACTACAACAAGAATCTTCACAGATAAGAAGACAAGTAGAGCTAAACCGTTCACTGGGGGCTGTGTTCCCTGACCAATTCTTTGCCCAAAAAGTATCGATGGGTGAGGCATCTATAGGTGTGAATGATGCAAAAAGAGGGGGGTTAGAGTTAGAAGCTAAAAATCTCCTAGAGACTTCCAAAATTAAAGCCAATATAACCTACTTCAACAGCTTTATTGAGTTATTTCAAGGAGCTAGAGGTCTTAGCAGAGGATTCAGTAGTGTCTCAGATGCTGTAACAGAAGTAGAGCAAAGACGAGAAGCAATTACTAAATCTATCTTCGACTTAGAAACTCAAATACAGCTAATGGAATCTCAACTTGAGACCATGAATAGTGTATTTGGTTCTCTGAGTTTAGTTGACCGTGAGAGACTAGAAGAAGGTAAGAAATATTTAGAGCAACAAAAACAAGCCACAATAGCCCTTCAAAAAATCAATGATGCACTAAGAGGGGAATTAGGGAAATTGGCAATAGCTAAAGTCCAAGAGGATGCTAGGGGTAATGCTCAAAGTGCATTGATGGAATCTAATTCTGCCCGGTCACAAATTCTCGGAATGTCAGATTCCCGGTCTACTCGTAGGGAAGCCGCTTCTATAGATTTAGAAAATTCCCGTATTGATGCAATAAAAAGAGTAACAGAAGCTACTCTCAAAAGTGCTGAAGAAAGAGCTAATATAGTTGCAGAATTAGCCAACATGGACTCAAATGCGGCTAAGGGTATGTATAACACACCTGAAGCTCAAGCGGAAATAGCTAGAAAATATGTTGAGTACCAATCTCGACTCATAGCAATAGACAATGAAGTTGGGAATGCCCGTGTGATGGCGTACAACAACTTAAAAGTCCAAGTTGAAAAATCTGCCTTAGAGTTGGATGAAGGCTATCGTGCAAACGTTCAAATAGCCAATACTGTTGATGGGGCTTTCTCCAATCTTTATGATATTCTCACCGACTCCAGTAAATCTTTTGCTGATAGAATGAGAGATTTTTCCCAGAGTTTAATCAAAGACTTTGGACGGATAGGTTGGGAACAATTGAGGGATGTGATTGTATCCCCCTTCAAGGATATGCTAACTAAAAGAGACACATCTGGGATATTAAACCCAAGTATGCCTGATTTTAGTAGGGTGGGGGCTAATTTAAACTTCCAGTCCGCCGCAATGTCCAACCCTGACGACCCGAAATCGAAGGAAAAACTCAGAGAGCAAATTTTAGCTGTAGATGCCCAACAACAAACAGCATTAAAAGAGTTAAACGAGAGAATGCGTCGTCAAATAGTTTCCTCTGCCAACATAGATGATGCGGGCAAAGCGGCTTCTACGATGTATTCAACTTTGGCCAAGGAAATTGCTAACAACACTAAGGACGCTGAATTATCTAAATTAATCTCAATAGGTTCTGCGAATGGTCAAGAAGGTATGGCAACAAATATTGCCTTACAAACTTCCATTCAAGAAAACATCAAAAACACGCTGTTGCAAAGTCAGACTACACTGAAAGAGATTTTAGTTAAGTTAAGCTCTAATACTGTACAAAACCCAACAGCTAATCCTCAATATTCTTCAACCGCTAACACCCAGTATCCTAGTAACTTTGGTGCTGAGATTCTACCCCCGCCTCCTAACGTAAAACCTGGTACAAAGCCCCAAACTGGCTCCCAGTCTAATGTTTTACCTGCTCCCCCCAGTGTTGGGCAAACTCCGGTTAAACCCCAACCTAAACCTAAACCAGTTGTCAATGAACAAGCAGTAGATTACCAATTGAATAACAACCCTGCCAACGCAGAGTTTAATCGTTTGTTCAAAGAGAGAAAGAGACAAGGATTGACAGGGGGAACCCTAGAGAGAACTGGGAAACCAGAAGTACCACAACCGCTTAAGGATGAGGACACCCGGAGGATTCTGGATGACCAGTTAAGAAGGGGGATGTTTAAAAATGAGAAGAATCGCACTCGTAGAAATCTACAGAATCAGTTAAGAAGTTCTACCCCTAATGAAACTCTTGTTTCAGGGTTAATGGGGGATATGCCGGTAGATTGGTTTGGGGCTTCAACCCCCACTTCTAACTTCCAATCCCTAACTAATCTCCAAATGGGTACAGGATTAGACCGACTTATCCTTGACAATCTTCAAACGGGTTCAGGATTAAACCCTGGCAATTTCTTAATGGGTTTAGGGCTACAACAAGGGCAAGGGCAAGGATTTGGTGCTACCCCAGCTTTCTCATTGGAAAATTTAGATATGCTCAGTGTCGCCTCCCAACAAGGGGGTGGAGGTTGGTTATCTAAATTTCTAGGGGGAATGGGGGGTATGAACTGGATGAGCATGGGTATGATGGCATTACCCTTTATCATGTCCCTATTTAATTCTGGGAAGCGTAAAAGATACAACTCCGGAGGGGTTGTCCCCGGTGCTGGTACTACCGATACTGTACCTGCCATGTTAACTCCTGGTGAGGGGATTTTAACCAACGCTGGTATGTCCAGAATTGGTGGTGAGAAAAATCTTTATGCCTTGAACTCTGGCAGTCTGAAAATGGGGGCGATTCAACCCCCCAAAAACTTAGGGATGCCCAATCTACCTACCGCAGAAGCCAACAAGAGTAAGAGTGCAATACCCGTTCCAGTTAAAACGGAGGCTGAAAAAACGATAGCCCAATATATGGGTGGTAATGAGGAATACAGCTTACCACCAATTGAACTATCGTACACCAGCACTACCATAGCTGGTCAAAATTATGTTACCGAACAAATGTTCAAGTCGGCCATTGAGCAATCAGTGGAACGGGCTAAAATGGAAGTTTTCGGTACATTAAAAAATTCCCCCAACACTAGGCGTAAATTGGGGCTTTGACCAGGTTTAGGGGTTTAATTGAAATTCCCTAACAGAATCTTTCTTCGTCTCTTAAGTCAAACTGTATCGCTCAAACTAAAAGAAACCTGCCTTAATTTCGGATGCCTTTAGAATTTCCGTCAAATCTAGCCCCCAACTTCTTTCATGTGGATAAACTACCCGATTACGGGCTAAAACTACATGAAAACGAATTAGGACGGGAAATTAGACGTTTTACAGAGACTACAGGGAATGAAACAGAGTTAAGAGTTCTTTATACGGGGATGAGGGCTACGGAGGTAAATACTCTTTTATCCTTTTTCAGGGATACAAAGGGGACATTTGAAGCTTTTACCCTGCCAACAAGTTTTTACTTAAGTCCTGATGAAATCACTAACTCTTTGGCAGGATTAGACGACACAGAAACTTGGCGTTTCCTAAGACAACCAATAATAAAAACAATTATAAGTGATATTTACCAGACCGAAATAAACCTTATTTCGCTGAAAGAACCACCATCCCAAAGTTCAGGAAATGTAGTGGGGTTTGTGGAATCAGTGGTTTTAAGTTTAACACCTTCAAAAATAACACTAGCCCCCCTTCTTGTTAGTAGGGTTTTTGATTCAATCCAGTTGGATTTTAGCGAGGGGGGTTCAACAGTTATTCCTAGAACTACCGCCCTACTCACTAATTTAAACTTTAGTCTAGCTAGTCTGACTACTTTGGCTAATGCGGGGGCGGGGGCATCATCTGGCAGTCTAAACTTTAGTCTACCCATAGTGATTCCCAGAATACCGGTGCTTATGGGTTTTGAATCTATAACACTAGAGTTAACACAAGGTAGTACAGGTTACTATGAATTAGCAGGATGGGATGAAATGCAAAGCATAATAGTTTCTGGGACTTTTACATCGACATTAAGAACAATCCATCTGGTGAATACAGGTAGTGGTGTGGCATCCACAACTTTACCCTCAAATGCCCCTGATAATTCAATAATCATCTACTCGGATTATGCCGGTACAAGTAGCCAAAGCCCCACGGGGTTTGGGTTAAATAGTTTTACCCTGAACGCTCCTGCGGGTCAAACAATTCAGGGGCAAAATAGTAGGGTTTTTAACGTTGAAAACACTTCTATTCAGTTGATAAAGAAAGGAACCCGTTGGAATATAGTAGGGACAGAATTGGCTACTGGAAATTCTAGTGGTGGTAATAATTTGCCAGTGGAGTCCCTTCAAACTCAGAACGGAGGTAACTTAGATTTAAATACTAATCAAGCTGGGAAAATTCTTGCAAATAGTGTCAACACCAGTAACTTTAATTTAACTTTAACTCAAAATACTTTATTTATTAACGGTTGGTACTGCTATGTAAGAAATGATAGTAATTGTATCATCACTGTAAATCCCTCATCGGGTGTAACAATAAACCATAGTAACGGTTTAACACTAGGTCAAAATGAGTTAGGATTACTAATATGTAATGGAAGTAACAATTGGTATTTCCAAAAGCTATCTAACTTTATAAAATCGATTGGGAACGGGCTTAACTTATCTGGAGCGGGGGCATTAGCAACGACACCCCTTACAGAATCCATGGATGGGCAAATTGACTCCCCATCAAACAAAACATACACTTTAATAGCCAGTGCTAGATATGGTTTCACTATTGAAAACTTAACAGTCTTTACTACCAGTGGAACTTGTACTGTTGCCGTCCAAATTAATGGGGTAAATGTAGGGGCATTAAGTGGTATTAACGTGACTAGCTCTAGTCAAACTGTTAATAGTACGACGGCCAAGACAGTAACCACGGGACAACGAGTAACCTTCGTGGTATCTAGTAACAGTAGTGCTAGTGAATTGGTTTTCTCTCTAGGAACCCTGAGAACTTAGACAATAACGCCCAAACTAAGTCTAGTAAACCCGATAAAAACCTATGCCATCATTTTTATTCAACGATGCTAAAACTAAAATTCTACAAGCGTTACTAGACCTTGATGGGGATACGTTTTATGCGTGTTTAGTAACAGCCAGTCCTGCGGCCACTGTAACCCAAAGAACCGGGTTGACCGAAGCTACAGGGGGTAATTATGCAATACAGGCTTTAACTGGAAGAATACTGGACAACCCGACGGCTTCGACTGTCAGATGGACATTCTCAAATCCTATTTGGAACAATTTGACTACTGCAAACTCCGCCCCAATAGTTGGGATGGTGATTGTGAAACAAGCTAGTGGAAGTCCTGCTACATCCGACCAACCAGTATGTTTTTTAGAGTTTAACACTGCTTTTACCCCAAGTGGAGCCACGTTCCAAGTGGATATTCCAGTTAACACCGGTATCCTAACCGCAACCTAATCATGTCTGGATTTACTTATCCCTCCCTAGTTCCCAACGTTATCGACAACTTAGAGTTGCCAGATTTCGGTGTAAAGATATACGACAATGATGACGGGTCTGAGACTCGGAGATTCGTTCATCAAACAGGGAACCATACCAAAATATTGTTAAAATATGAGGGGAGAAGTGAAATTGAAGTTTCGTCTCTAATCAATTTTTGGGGTCTGGTTAAGGGTATGAAGGAGGCCTTCATACTCCCTGAAGGAATTAATCGTCACCCTAGTGCTTACCAATCCGGTATTAGCTTATTAGGGGATACAACTCTTTGGCGATTTGAAGCCCCCATTAAAATTGTTACAGTCTTTACAAAAATTTATAATTTTGATGTACCCCTAATTTCAGTAATTCAGTAACGATAACGCCCAGACTATAGAAAAGTTGAGTGATAAAACTGATGACAGCCCAAGCCCCACACTTATCACCTGAACATTTCTATGGAAGATTGGTGTATCTGAAAACAAAGGAAGGTACAGAATACTACTTTCAGAATTTTCAGACAGCCCCCTACAGCTTTGAAGGGGAGAATTATCTCTATCTTCCTTTCAGTATGTTATCTAGTAAAGAAGATTTGGAGATAAGTTCGTCTTCAGTGGAGATAATGTTGGCCAACACTGAAACACTCAGAAACTTATTAAGGGAGACTGATATTAGAGGGTGTAGGCTTAGAGTATACACAATCTTTCCCGAAGAAGAAGGGGCTATTTATGAAACACAAAATACCCGAATATCTTCCTACTCTTTTCAAAAGGGAGTAGTCAGTGTCAGTTGTCGTTCCCCTGTAGATGCCATTTCTAATCAAATACCCTCTAAAGTATTTGACCCAGAAGTGTTCCCAGAGCTACCGTATGTGAACAGTGTAAAAACTAACTATAGACCCTTATAAATCATGGAAACACCATATACACCCACTCCCTCAGTATTTGACTTTCAAGGTATCCCCTATGCTTGGGGTGGTAAATCCTATAAAGAAGGACTGGATTGTTTTGGATTAACGAACCAAGTCTATAGAAAATTTAATTGTGAGCAGATTAATGGTTATGATTGGGTCTATGGGGAGTATGGCTCTGATTCTGATTTACCTACTGGTAAATTGGCGGAACTTTGTGATACTCTGGAACGAGAAGAAAGCCAAGTAATATCAACTTTAGACCTGGTTCTTATTGATTGGTGGGGTAAACACGGTTTAGGAGTTATTGTAGAACACATGAACCAAAAATATGTGGTATATACAGGGAGTGCTGGTACTGGAACTAGCGCATTTATCCCCCTTAGAAGAATTAAACAACGAATAGTTAAATCTTGGAAATGTGTTAAGGGGGGCGGAAAGTGATTAACCCTGAGAAAAATTTTCAAGACTTCTTTTTTAGTCTAAGTTTAAAAACAGAGTCTAAACTTGCCAATGTTCCCGTGTCCGTGGTTAGTGAAGATTTAAAAATTTATAATGGGAGAATGGGTGGAGCAATTGCTCTGGGTATTGTAGGGGGGGCAATCGGGTTTTTCACGGGGGGTACAAGTTTCCTTTTCACCGGTTTAACTCTAGGATTTGCTCTGGGTTCTGCCTTATTTGGCTCAGAGCCTAAAAAGAAGAAAAAACCCCGTGCGCCTAGTTCTTCTTTTTCCTCCATGTCTGGGGATGATATAGCAATACAAGGCTCCGCTATTCCAATTATTTATGCTAGTAGAAGCAAAAACCCTAAAGGGGGAGTTAGGGCTACTGGGAAACTAATTGCTTGTAAAGTGGAAAATCTTGGTGATTCAGCTTATCAGTACAATATTATTGCCCTTAGCTTAGGGGAAATAGGCACAATAGATTCCAGTCTAATGCTTATCGATGGCCAAACAATAGAGAGATTCTATGCTGAAGATTTAACCTTTAATTATTTAATTGGGACTCCTACTTACTATAATGATGCGGCACAGGGTAGTTTACCTACCGAATTTAACTTCTTTGGTCAGTGTATAACTCCTAACACCTATAATCTACTTGGTTCGTCCAGAAGGGCGCAATCTAAATCTACCTCCCAACAAGGGACAACGGTAGCAATTAATACTTGGCAAACCTCTAATTGTTATGTTTCTGGGCGCAATGGTAATTCAGTCCTAATAACAAAAAATGCGGGTTCAACAAGTAACCCCGATGCCTACGCCCAGTCTAATGAAAATGTTAGGGATGGGGGCGGTAGTATAGGTTGGAGTCTAACAAACAATCGTAGGGTAGCGGTAGGTTACGGTACTAGGGGTAGTAGCAATATTACTTATGGCATCCTTAACGACATTGTAGTTACCCCCCAGCCTGTCCCCCCGTCTCCCCCTCCCCCCGCCGAACCCCTTACTGTTACTACTTATCCCGTCGTTTTAATCCATAACGGTTCACCAGTAGCTATCTCCGGTGCAACTTGGTCAGTAAATGACACCTTTCAAGTTGAGTTGGGTAATGACGGGGGTAATAAAGTGGTTAAATATAGCCAAAATGGAAATCTCCTAGTGGCGTACTCCGGTGTGAATTGGGGTAGTCTTCCAGCTAAGGGGGTAATTTATGATATAGGGACATCCATAAACATAACTTCTTCTGTGGGTATAAGTTTCCCCACTGGTAATTTTGGGGTAGATGTTGTAAACTCTACTCAAGATACTGCCACACTGGTAGTCTATGAAGATGAGCAAGATTCTATTGAAAATTGGAGTCGCTTCACACCTGCTGAAATTTATGAGGTTAACTCTGCTAGATTTAGGGTACTAAAGAAAAACGATGCAAGCCGTCAAATCACTATTACCCCCTCAGTCAATATATCAGAAGATGATGACATTTATTGTGTTTGGGAATCTTATTATCAAACCAGTAAAAAAGTGACCAATATTGTGATAAATTTTGAAGGTATGTTTTTCTCTCGTAGAAAACCGGTTAATGCTGATTCTGGGAAAGCAGGAGGTAAAAAGTAATGGGTGGTAAGACGCAAGCTGACGCATCCAATTTTGAAGATATTTATCCCTATGGGGTAGCCTTTGATGTATACATACAACCTCTGACTAATGAGGAAGGTGAACCAATAGCTTTTTCTGAGGGAAATTGGCAATTCTTAAAGACAATTTTTATTAGGGAGAAATCTGAGAATGCTAAACAGTTTAAGTTTGAGATTCGTAATCTCCCTTATGGTCGCTACTATGTTAAGTTAAAACCGTATACTACTGCCCCTAGTAGCACATCAAATACCATAAAATTAAGTTGTACGGGGGAAAATGCGGAAATAACTACCCCTTACACTCTAAGAGGAAAAAATGTAGGCTTAAGGGGGGAGTTCTCATCGCAACCTTCTAACCAAGATATGGCAAAAACCATTAACTATGATGAGGAAAAGAGAATAGTATCGTCAGAAAGTGGTGCGCCCATCCGAATTACCACTGTTTCAGAAGTTGTCATACCCTCTGAAATAAGTAAAATTGCTAACTACAAGGGTGTAGCAATAGTGGGAGTGAAAATAAAGGCCTCTGACCGTATAAGTTCATCACCTGAAGTATCCTTCTTTGTCTCAGAAGGGAGAAAGATTCGTAATCATCTTCACTATGGGACTCAACAATCTCTGACCCCTTCAAATCAAATTACTGATACTACCGTAGACTATTCAGAAATCCCTGAGTTAACCATTGGTCAAACCAAAGTAAGAAACTTAGATACTAAACAAGAGGGTGGTGTTACAGCTTTATCTAATAACCGTATCACGGCGGGTATTACCCTAAACCCAAAAGACCGCTATATTGTTTTTAATTATGCGGCTTCTAATTATTTCCCAGATATTTATGTGGATTGGCTAATTAACCCCGAAGGTGGTTTAGGTGCTGTTATTGATGGGGATGAGGACATTGATTACTCCTCAATTGTAGAGACTAGAAAATTTGTCCGAGAGAATGGATTCTTTTGGGACGGGGTTATCTCGGAAACAGAAAGTTTATCTTCTAAAGTAACTCAAGAAGCTGGTCTATCCTTACTCTACCCTTATTCACCTAATGGGTTATTCGGATTGACTATGGAGAACGAGGATAGATTACCAATAGCAGTTTTTAACTCATCTAACATCCTTAAAGATTCCTTTGAAGAAAGTGTTCTACCTTGGCAAGATACCAGCGTTAACCAAGTGATTGTGGTCTATACGGATGGTACTGATAATCAACGCCCTGCTACCGCCGTTATAGCCCGTACACAAGAATTAGATAATGGCTGGGAAAAGTTAAACTCCATCACTATCCAAGCTCCTTCGATTACCAATCCTGAACAGGCTAAAACCGTGGCAGGGGTAACTCTTAACTCTAAACGATTACAAGACCGTAACATTCGATTTAGAACTGCCACTCAGGGTTTATTCTTATCCCCTGGTGAAGCCATTTTAGTTCAACATCAGACCACTGAATTTAGTTATGAACTGTCTGGTTATGTGACTGAGACGGAGGATTATGATACCTTGGGGCAAACACAAAGAGTTCTTTTATCTCGTTACCCTTCACCATTTATAACTTCCGATTACCGTGCCACAATCCAACTCCAGACTACCGGTGAAGTTATCACTGATTTGCCATTTACTCTGGAACAAGTGGGTGGTAAAACTTATATGAATCTTAGTGAACTACCGTCGCCCGTATCCCTGTATGACCCTGTGGTTGTTGGTAGAGATATGATTGAAAATAAAGTTTATCGTATACAATCTCTTTCCATAAGTGAATCAGGAGAAATAAGTATCGATGCCGTAATTTGGTCGGATAAGCTTTTCGATTTCACTAATCTGGAGTTTATTTTCCAATGAGCAATCTTTCTTTTCCTGCTATAACTCCTGATTTTATGCGAGAGATTGAATTACCTCCTTATGGTATCCATATAGTGACATTCCCTGATGGGGGGGAAGTTCGACAAGTCCTATCAGAGCAAAGCACAAAGTCCAAAGTCAAACTAGAGTTTATTAACCGTAATGCTGTTGAAGTAGGAAATGTGTTAAACTTTTATAAGAATACCAGAGGTGTTTTTGGTAGTTTTACACTACCCCTATCTATTTGGCGACACCCTCTAGTATTGACAAATGCCTATTCCAATCTCCTGAAAAATATTGTCTGGCGTTTTGACCGTCCAATTAGTATAAAAACCATTAGACAAGATGTATACTCTTTTGATACCTACCTAATATCCGTATCGCCTGTAACACCGCCTAACCCCAATAGTTTCCCTGACCAAATTCTATGAGTTTCCCTAACTTTCACCCTACAAGAATTGAGGGCTTTACTCTCCCTGATTTCGGACTTCTAACCATTGAAGACCAAGCAGGGGAAGAGCGTAGAGCTATGCAATACACTGGTGGTAGGGATGCTAAGTTGGACGTTTTTTTTGAAGGGCTTAATGAGTCTCAAATTCTTGAACTATTAGATTTCTATAAAAATATTTATAGCTCTGGGAGGGGGTTCGGTTTCCCCTCTAACTTTTTTGTCGGGCAAGAAATTTACTATGAGGCTTTGAAAAAATCTCTAGGTAAATTTTTACTTTATTTTACAAGCCCCCCCACTGTAAAAACTCTATACAGTGGTATCTACAGCATAAGAACACAACTAAAGGCCAGTAATGCCTTCATTTCTGCCCCCTCCAAAATATATGTCACGTTACAAACTCAAACTTCTGTTAGTGCTATAGCCTCCACAACTTTTGTTGTTTGGAGTCAAGTGTCGGGTTCCCCTGTAACTTTCTCTGAACCTAACAGCTTAAACACTCTTGTGACTTCTCAAGGTGGTGTTTTTAACACTGTCAACGGACGGATTTTCTTAAAAATAGCATTGGTTGATAACCTTGATGTCTTCAGTCTTGTGGAGATAGTACCTTCCCCAACCAGTTTCGATGTTTTAGGTGGTCTTAGCTTGTACCCCTCTGTCCCTGAACACCCCTCTAGCTTAAAGGTTTCCCCCCCTTTAATCTTTTCCCCCGCAGACTCCGAGGAAGCTTACTTCAAACGCAAAATAAATATTGACTCTGTTAGTTTTAGATGGTCTTTACCCGCTCAACCAGCTTTCTTAACCCACTTTAATATTGAGGTTTATAACAAGCCTAATTGGGAATCTGTAGCTACTACCGAATCTAACTCTTATACTCTCCCCCCTAAAACTACTTTTCGTATAGTTTCTAGTTACAATATTGGCGGGCGTATCTTTTCCGTCCCCTCTGATATTTTCTATGTAGACCCCTTGATTCATCTTGATAGCTATGGTTATGGTTCAGATACAGTTAGCGAAATAAAAGTTATCCCTTCTTTCCTAGAGAGCCGAGTTTTAGATTTATTTAATACTCAAAAGTTTCCAGAGAGTTTTTGGGATACCACTATAGGCTTTGTAGGCTCAAACCCTAATGAAAACCCTTTGCCTCTTTCCAACAGTTTCATCTTTGCTTATTCTCTTTCCAGTACCAACGACTCCCCCACTCAAAGTTCGTGGCACGCCCAAGTTTCTGTTATAGGCGGAATTAAATCTGTAACTGACTTAAATCTAGGTGGGGTAGTAATTGGCTAATGTTTAAAGCTATTGGTGAAGTAAGACTCGTTATTACAGACACTCAAACGGGTCAACAAAAAGAAATTATAAAGAATAATACCTTCACTGAACGAGGGTATCAGGCGGCCATGAACTTGAATGGGTCTGTTTCAGGTCTAAAACAATCCCCATTTTCTAACCCCCAGAATATGGTAATTTCTACTTCCAGTGCTACCCCTAATCGGTATACTATTTCTGTTCCAGATATTATTGATGAGTGTCAAGACCCTTCTGGTGCTTCCGGGACAACCTGGGTAGAAGCTACAGAAGATACACCGATGTACGGTGAATTAAGGGGTAGATTAACCTTTACAGGGGCAAATCGTACTTTTCAAACTGTCGCTATAGTAGATAAGGGTTCGGGTGCGGCGGGTGTTGGTTTTACGACTGCCAATGCCTACGCTTACGTTAGATTTGAGTCCCCAGTCACTCAAGCCTCCTTTGAAACCATCGACATTTTTTATCGGGTCTACTTTATTAACAGCCCTGGGTTTGGTCTACCACTAGGGGGAGACTTTGTAAGACATCTCGGACGGCGTTTATTCGGTTTTGAGTCTATTGCCGAATTGATTGGAAGTAGCTCAGGCTCAGAGGAAAAACCTGGTCAGTATCCTAGTCTTACTAGCGTCCCTAATCCTGATAGTTATAACTTTTTTGCCGTAAGAGATACACTAGAAACCAACGTCTCAGCACAACCTATTAATAACGGTAGTTCTGGTTTGGCCACTTGGAGATATAATGAAAGCACTTCCCCTAGCCTTAGTTTTACCTTTGGTGGAACTTCCATAGGTCTAGATGCTTTCACTGGACGGGTTCTCAATTCTTTAGCTTTCGGGGTTATTCCTAGTAATAATAATCGGTGTATATCTGCTTTCCGCTTTGCTGACCCTAATCGAAGCCCTATTCAAACCTCTTGGGGTAAAAGAAATGGCGCACCTTCAGCTTTTTACGATGCTTCCTGGAGTGCCAACGGGACTGGTAGGGTTATCCCTTCTGGTTCTTGGACGGGTTTTTACCCAGATATGTACCGTGTTCGCATTGTGGATTCTGGTAATGTGGGTTCAGCAACTTATAAGTTAGAACGTCAAAGATTTACTCACTACAACGGAAATTCTTGGGGACAAATTACTGACACCCCGCCCCATCTCTCACGGGGTAATACTGCTATCCCCTTTCCAGATTCACACGGACATCAAGATTTTCTTAATTACAAGGCTTTTTCAGAACGTAAGCTAATACGTTGGGATGCTACAGGTGTAGTCCTAATTGATATTTTCAATGGGGAATATAAGGTTTTTGATGCTGATAATGACCTGACAGTTTCCAACGCTAATTTGCCAGTTACAAATATCAAACAGGTAGAAGTTGTTAATGGTCTCATCTATGTTGCTTGCTCTAACACGGGACTTTGGAGAATTAACCCTGCTGGTGGTACAAATTCTATAACTTTACTATTGAATGAATCCGTCCACGGAGTTACCAGTATTTATTACCAAACTGGTTTAATTATTGTTGCTGTCACATCTAACGGATTTAGATGTTCCGATAATTGGTCTACTCTGTTCACCCCTTCTTCTACTTGGATTACTGATTTAGGTTTCTTTAGAGCTAAAGTAATTGTAGGTTGTAAGTCGGCTAATCGTCCTAATGGTGAATTGGCTCTCTACCTTACTAATGGTTCCGACCGTAGGATTGTTTGGTGGTCACGGACTATTGCTAATGGTAACGCTATTGACGCATTTTCTTCAGGGGGTTTATTTGATTTAGAAAATACTATTCAATGCTCTACTTTTGGTGATTTTTGGCTTGCATCTTCCGCTAATAACAATACCAGGACTATGACGTTTGGTTCTACCAATAATCCTGTACTAGGTGGAGTTAATATTCATTACATGGACAATAATATCCCTGTTTTAGGGTTTTTTGATGAAAAAAATTCATATTATTTTTCTGCCCATTACAGTAATGCTTATGATGTTTTAATAAACGGTTCGGTTACGAGAGTTGAGGCTGTCAGTCCTTCCTACCCAAGCAATTCACCCCGTCCCCCTGGTACTCTTGTTTATCTGGGTAGAAATTTAGTATTTTCTTTTGGTAGTATTTATACTTGCTCGTATGGGTGGGAAGAATGGGGCTGGGACGGCTCTACCTGGGTTGAGGGTCATTCAGGCTCTAAACTTACCCATAGCGGCTCTCAAGCCATTTTAGATGGTCTTTCTGTTCGATTTGAGAATGGTTCGGCTGGTACTGCTTTTACCACCACTGATTTCTACACAGTTCCCGTTTGTTACGGGGTTTTAGGGGATAACGCCCGCTATGTGGACAGTTTCATCACAATTACTGCCTCTAATGTAACCTATCAGTCCAACATAGGAAGTTTAACTGTACCATCTTCCCCCCCATATAGTCTCCCTTTACCAGCCTCTACAAATTCAAATTTTGCTGGTTTAATCGGTTCTGATGTAAATTCCATTTCCGTTTCTCTTAATGGTACACCCGTTCCTAATTCTAACTTACTTTTTAATGGGGCTACCCCTCCTGAAGGCGGTTTAATCTCCTTCAACAACACCACTGGGACTGCCTTTTTCCATCCTTCCGATGCTGGAAAAACTTTCTCTGGTTATTACTCGTATTTGACCTCTGGTTAGACAATAACGCCCAATCTGATGACAGCAGGAGGTTTTTATGAGTTTAAATTTAAATGACTTAGGATTAGTTGATGTAGTTAGAGAAATTGTCGATAGTTTACAGGCGGGTGTGGTACACATTGTTCGTCCTTCGAGTATTGCCTCTAACCCCTTTGAGAGTTCGGATAACACTCCCCTTTTAGTAGGGTCTTTCCCTTTAATATCTTTTAAGGATGGTACAATCCATGAAAGACTTCAATTTAGCTCCAATGCTTCTGGTATTTTCAGGTTTAAAATGGCTATTCCTAATGCAGAGGTCTTAGTTGGGGATTACGCATTTATTAATTGGTCTGAAGGTGTCCGTATTATTCCTGCTGTTGTAAAAGAAGTTAATTACAATTTATCTGCATTATCTCCAGTTACGGTTAATTCTAATGAGGGTGTTCCTTATACTTGGACACAGGTTCAGGAGTTATTAGCCGATGATTAGAAGAAATAATTCAGAACTTAATAGGTTTAAACAAGATGTGCGTGTTAATCTCTTGGAAAAAGCCGAAATGGTTGCCCAAAGAACTGAGGGCGTTACTGTTTCTGTATCAAATGATACTATCTTTCTTTCTAGCGAGACTTCTATTCCGGAAGAAATTCTAGACCCAAAAATGCGCCCCCTTTCAGATGAACTTAAGAAGGAAATTGGAGGCTTTTAATGTTAAGTATTGTTAAGCTAGAATCGGCTATTTTCACCCTATTAACCTCCAAATTTCCTCCTTCTTCAGGGATTACTTTTTCTAGTAATTATCCTCGAAGCCAAAAAGAACTCACACAAAATAAAACAATTGTCTGTATTAGTTCTATTTCCGATTCTGTGGAAGGTAAGATTATTACCAGAGAATTACTTCATCCTTTAGTTTCTTTAGCCATCTTTAGTATCGATTATTTCCGAAATAGACAAGTCCAAGAACTACTTATTTCTACTTTAGACTCTAGTAGTCCTTTTGAACTTATAATGCCCAATCAACAGGCTTTTCACTGGTTTTGTGAGAGACGTTTACCCCCCACGTTTACTCCTTCCTTAGAAATTTACTCTGGGGCTGTAGATTATCGGATTTTGCTTAGAGACTCCCCACCCCTGAACCGTAATTTCCAACCGTTGAGCATTAATTTAAGCTTGCCAATCGTTCAATAAATTCCCTAACGCCCAATTTCATACTTGAAATCTCTATATTTGAGGCTACTTTAATGGCAAAACGTGCCGGCCCTGCGCTAATCGAAATCGGTGAAGGTGCTTCCAAGATTACTTTGACTAATGATGACCAGCTTAATGATGCGGTTATCATGATTGAACGGGATGAGTTCCAACTTAAATCTCAAATTTCCTCCAAACCAGTTGGATACATTAAGGTGGGTATCGAAACAAAGCTAGAAATCTCGATTGCGGAGATTGATGCCGCTCAAATCGCTTTACTATTCGGCACTCCCCTTGTTACTGCTACTGACACGGTTAACTCTGTTAACTACACTATGACCAAAACGGAAGTTACTGACCAAGCTGGTCAGCTTATCACCGGTCAAAAAGTAGTTATCAAACCCTACCCTATTGTAGCTGACCCTGGCACTACTGCTCCTACTACCACTACCTATAACGGTAAAACTTATGCGACGATTCAGTTAGCTGAAGACGCTTTTGATGCTGATGTTGCTCTTTTTAAAGCATGGGAAAATACAGTAATTACTTTCCCCAACGGTGCGCTCACATCTATTAATGGGTCTCGTTTATCGATGGGTTTACAGACGCAACAAGAATTAAAAATTACAATCACCGGACTCCCTGACCCATTAACAGGGGTGAGAATGATTTACGGTGACGCAAGTATCGTATAAATACTTAGCCGCTTAGAGCTAATTGCAACCACTAAACCCCCTGCTCTGCGGGGGGTTTTTGTTTTGGCTGTTCCCCCACTGGAATAGTCAAAGCATCTTCCACACTCCAGCCTTTTTTAAGCCTGTGTCTTAATGTGTGCGGTTTCATACCTAACTCTCTCGCCCAGCAAGAAACAGTCTGAATCTTCCCATTAAATTCTACCATGTTTAGGTGGTCATTTACGGGGGTTTCAAAGGCTTTCTCTACTGACCAACCGTACTTGTTTAATCTAACACTGAGGGTTGATGATTGCAAACCTAATTCTTTAGCCCATTCCCCTAAACTTTGACTTCTACCCTGATATTCAATCTGGGGGATATAATCACCAGACGGGGTAGTTAATGCTTTATCCACGCTCCAACCCAAGTCTATTATGCGTGAACGAACACAACCTTCATCGAGTCCCATTCGTTCTGCCCAATGTCTTAGCGGCAAAATCTCCCCCCTGAAAGTTAGTAGACGATTGTTTCTTTTGTTAGCGGCTTGTTCTTCTAGCGGAATCCATTTGCAATTTTCAGGACAATAATCACCGTTAACATCAATTCTTTCAATAGAGTATCCTTCAGGACATTCACCCATATCTTCTAGGAAGTTTTCAAAAGAATTTAACCAACGGTCACACACTTTAATCCCTCTTTTCACATAACCCCCATTAGGGTCTTGATTAGAATTAGTGCATCTGGCTTTCATTGAACGCCATTTAATATATGTCGGGGACTCCCCAATTTTAGGACTATGCCCATGCTTGGTTTTAGTTTCTATAACTCTTTCTAAGTTGTAGCAACCGCAGGAAGTAGTTTGACCCTTTCTCAAGTTACTACCTCTAACTGTAGTTTTATTTCCACAATCACAAACGCAATCCCACATAACCTGTCTGAAGTTATCTCTTTCCGGGTTCTCGCCCGTGACTGTTAATCTACCAAATTTCTGCCCTAACAAATCCTTTTTGCTAATTACTTCTTGTAGTTTGCACCCGCAGGAATTAGTGTGTCCACCTGTCAAACAGCTACTTACTGTAGTTTTGGTTCCGCCACAGTCACAAACACAGTCCCATTGAATTTGACTATTTTTTCTAACTGGGTTTTCTCCCACTACCGTCAGTTTTCCAAATCTTTGTCCCAGTAAATCTCTCTTAGGCATAAAAGCTCCTTTAACTCTATTTCTACATCATAAACCCTTACCCGTCTTTTGTCAATAACGCTCAATCTAAAATAGGACACTTTTATATTTTAACTTGGCATGAAAAAAAGTTCTGGCTGTAAGAAACCCAAAATGCCTAAGCCCAAACCCCTAAAACCTAAAAAGGCTTAGTCTCCCCAAAAAAACCCCATTAACTGGGGTTTTGCAGTATCTAGGCTTGGTCTCCCAATCTGCCAAATTTAATTGCTTTCCCTTTTGACTGGGGTTTACTGGTGTTTTCACTATACTTGGGGGTATAGGCTTTTGAGGCTCCTTTGTCTCTAAAAGTCCCGTCCTCGTTACGAAGGACTAACCATTCTTTAAACGTCCTCCAAACACTAAATTTCCCAAAGGCTTTTTGTTTATACGCCCCCCCTACAGTTTTTACTTTGTCTTGAACTGCTGACCCCTTTCTTTTATTATTTCGTTTCTTCATTAAAAGTTTTAACCCAAGCTCTAATTTGGGCTTGGGCGTTATTGTCTAAGTACATATTTGTTTAAAAACGCTCATATTTGTTTATGAACACTGATAACTGGTTTATGCTCGTTCCTTCTAGAATAGCCTCCTCCAAATTAGGGCTTCACCCCCATACCCTTAGAAAATATTTTGATGACGGTTTGATTAAGGGGATTAAAAACCCCGCAGGTCAACGATATTACGATGTTGAATCCTATTTAGCCGACCCTCTTGACAAACCCTCAGTTATCTGTTATGCTAGGGTTAGTTCAAGAAAACAGTCTGCTGATTTGGCTAGACAGGTCGATTTCTTGAAATCAGTTTACCCCGATTCGGAGATTATTACAGATGTCGGTTCTGGACTTAACTTCAAAAGAAAAGGTATTCAAACCCTATTGGACAGATTACTCTCAGGAGATTAGTTCACTCTTGCTATCTCCCACCGAGATAGACTCTGCCGATTCGGATTTGAATTGTTCCAATACCTTTTCCTCAAGAACGGTGGAACAATCGTGGTTCTCAACAATACTCAAACAAGTCCCGAACAAGAACTTACCCCCTACTTACTATCAATCCTCCATATTTTCAGTTGCAGAGTCTACGGACTTAGAAAAAACAACAAAAATATCGAGGAAGATAAGACTTTACCCCGACAAAACTCAACAAAATCTACTGAATGAGCTAATCTCTCAATATCGGTTTGTTTACAATAAAACTGTAGATTTGCTGATAAACGGTAAAATTGGGGCTAATTGTGATTTAAAGACTAAGAAAGAAAGAAAAGGTTTGTCAAGCTATGACATCCGTGACACATTCTTTCAATTTTGGTTGGAGAAACACACTTGGTTAACCAATTGCATAAACATAAATACAGTAAAGGAGGCTATCACCGAAGCTATCAATGCCCAACAAGTAGGGTTTGCCCAATTAAAAGCGGGGTTAGTTGAAAGGTTTGAGTTAAAATTCAAATCTAGAAAAAAGCCCCGACAAACTATCAACCTAAAAAAGGAAATACTCTCAGCTAAGGGAGTGTTAGCCCCCCGAAACCTAAAACTAGAAACCCCCCTAAAATCAGACACAAGGGGTAGTTTTGATGGTCTAACCCTCACAACTACTGGGGGATTGTTCTACCTAATTTATACTGAAGATATTGCTAATAATCCAGAAGTCGAAAACCAAGACCTAAAGATTGTAGCATTAGACCCTGGTGTTAGAACTTTCCAAACTATTTTCTCGTCTAATGGGGTTTTCGGTAAATTTGGTCAAGAAGCCATTAAAAGATTGGCTAAACTATGCCATAAAGCAGACAAAATCCAATCTAAAATAGCTAAAACCAAAAACCAAAGTCGGATTAATTATCTAAGAATGTGGCAACAACGAACCACATTAAAGATAAGAAATCTGAGGAAAGAACTCCACCACAAAATTAGTAGATTTCTAGTAGATAACTTTGATGTAATCCTGCTACCCTGCTTTAACACCGGTGAAATGGTTAAAAAGAAGGACAGAAAAATCAATAAATCTACTACCCGTTCAATGTTAAATTTTGGACATTATGAGTTTAAGGAATTATTAAAGTTCAAAGCCAATAAATTTGGTAAAAAACTAATAATAGTTTCTGAGGCTTATACCTCCAAAACCGTATCATGGACAGGGGAAATAATAGCTAATCTAGGTGGGAGGAAAGTAATCAAATCTCAGAGTAACGAAAGTTTAGACAGAGATTTAAATGGAGCCAGAGGAATCCTAATAAAATTCTTAACTGAGCTACCCCAATAGGGAGTTACTACCCTTACATATTAACGAATGTTAATGTTTTAGTAACCGTGTTAATGGGCTAGACCCCAGATACTAGAATAATATCTGAAATAGCCATATAATAGAAGCTACACAAATTAATGCCAAAACCCCATAGACTATATAATTAAGCAAAATTAGTCTGGAAATCACATTCAAGTTTTCCCAAACCAGCCAAGATACTACAAGGGTTAGTGCGATGAAACCTAAAGCCAACATATAGATAACCTCAAAGTCTAAATTGTTTAGGGGTTATTGCCCCTGTTTATAGGGTATACGGTTTATCAGAGTTTGTCAAGGGTTTTGCAAAACTTTATTCCATCCCCGAAACCATAGATTTAACTTCCTCTAGGGGGATTTCCAACTTCTGCGATAATTCAGCCATTAAGGTATCTAAAATCCCTTGTAGGTTATCTCCTCCCTCAACATACCCTACACCGTTTAGAACCTCAACTACAGTAGCATCAGTAGCCATAGCTAAAGCACTTGCCACTTCCTGGATTTGCATATCAAGGTCAACTGCTACCGTGGCTCCTGTTTCACCTTCAGCTTCAGCTTCTGGTTCTGCTTCTGCCTGAATCTCTTGCATATTTCGCATTTGTTCAGATATGTTTTCCCATTCTGCTTCAGGGTCAAATCCTAACAATTCTTGTGCTGTCTTAACTGATACAATCTGATTCAGGACTAAAGAACTTAATTCCTCCATAGATAGTTCAAAATGTTCTTCTGGTTTGAAAGATTCCTTAGTTTCATTTTGAATAGTATTTTGTTCATCAATAGAAGCATTAGGAGTTAAAGCTCGTTGTAAATCTTCAGTTACCAATCTCATCGCAGTGTCAGCGATTGGTGTTTCTAGTTTCTCCAATCGGGCAAGGCGGTCTACCTTAGCATCAACAGAATCTAGAACGAACTCATTCAACCCTGAAACTGAAATCATTTCGGCTTTATCAGGGGGTAAACCGTGGGCTAAGGCTACCAACTTATAACAGTTCTCTAGGAATCTTAACAATTCCTCACCATAGGCGGTCAAAGCTTGTTCTTGGCTGATAAAGTCCATACTTTTGGCCACACCCGACTCTTGCATTGGTCTATCAGTACCAGCAGAAATACCGTTACTAAATACTAAATCTTTGATTCTAGATTCAATACCTTGTAAATAGCCTGTAATAGTGGAAATCGCTGAACCAGTAGTCTCATTAAAGCTAAATCCTGACCCAATCAAAACTCTATGATTACCAGTTTGTTGTTTGGCTTCTTCAATGTCCACCATTTTATCAACAGTTTCCGCCATCGGAGTAAATAGTCTTTGAATCTGTCCAGCCAAATTAGCAGTATAGGAAAGATTATTGTGAACTCGGATGTGTTCTAGAACCAAATAAATGGCTTCTTTGACTACCCATAGATTCTCTGGGGCTTGAATCTTAACTACCGGAATACTATCTCTACCATGTTCAATAGTTGATTTCTTACTGACCATGTATTCTTTAGTTTCTAAGTCTAAACCCATGACAGGACTAGGTGTACCATCTTTTGCTAATTCTACTGGACACGAATAAATATTTATTTCTTTATCATCAATAAAAGTCCAGTTTAGGTATACTCTAGGAATACCCACTGGGTCATATTCAGTCATTAACTCTCTAATTTTTATCCATTGTAACCGTCCATCCTTTTCGTCATAGTGGACTACTTTACAGGGGTCATATAGGGCAATATAAGGCATTAAACCTTGTTCATCTTGTTCCTTACGGTTTTTAGGTAGGTTCTCAGTATATTCAATATCAATTACTGCATAAACTCGTTCATACTTCAAAAGTCTGTAAAATACTTCTTTAATAAAGTTCTTTTCTTTTTGGTTATTTCCATTTACGGATTCCCTAAATTTAGCCCAGAACTTCCCCTCGTCTCCCTGAGTTCCCAAACCATTAATAACATGATTTGAAGCAGTCATCCGATTCATTAATTGGGCTAAACATTGCCCTAAAATAGGTGTGTAGGTAAAAATCTTTTTGCGGTACTTATAGACTTCTGCATCCTCATCTGGCTTTTTGCAGAGGTATTTCTCCAGATTTTCCCTAATCTGATTACCCCCCGCTAACAAATCGTCAGCAGTCTCATAGATGTATTTTTTAGCCAGTACATCGGGGTGATAAGTTTCTAACTGATTAAACGGGACTTTCTCAGGGTATCGCATAGGGTGGGCGGGGTTAGGTCTTCTACTTAGGTCATGAGCGTCCCTACCCTCGCCCCTTAATAGCCAGAATTATAATTTCCGTAGAGACTATCATCTTGGGGGACACTGGGTATTAGGGTATTTGCACCCATACTATCGATGATATTCTCAATATTCCGATGCTCCAAAGTAGCCAAAACGTAACGTAAAGCATCGCAAAAATGGTCTCTTTGCCCTTCAGCCACTTTCTCGGTAACATTCCCTTCTTTAGACTCTCGGTGATATGCAGTCATGTCCTCAAAAACCCTTTTACAGGATTTGGCAATAAAAAGTTTATCTTGGTGTAATAAAGTGTTAACCACCCCATTACCTTCTGATACCCTATTATAGCCCTCCATTAACTTGGGAACACCCGCTTTTCTCATGGTTAAAATTCTTCCCGGTTGTGACGGGTCAGCATATCCACGGTTGACACCATGCGTTCTGGCTAACTCAATGGCTTTCTCATTGTGGACTCGTTGTTCAATGGCCGCTTTAGGGTTGGGATTTTCCCAACAATCAATCACAAAATAAGCGGCTCCCCGTCTTCCCACCACTACTAGGGCAGGATTCACATCTCCCCAGTCCACTCCGATATATACTTGGTCAAATTTTGTCGGTAAATCGTCATCATCCAGTAAGTGTCTCTTATCTAAATCTGAGAATATCTGACCATCAAAAGATTCCCAAGATGCTAAAAATTCTTGTCTAAAGATTTTTTCGGGTAATGACTCTTTGGTTCTTTGGATTTCATCAAGGGGAATAAAGGGATTATCATAAACTGTTTTTAAAAAACTAGCCCAATTAGGAACTTCACCACCTTGTAGGTAAAGACTATGGAAAAATGTACCTGCCCCCTTGGGCGTACCAATAATTAGAGATGTACTATTTTTAGTATCAACTAAAGCAGGGCGAATCACTTCCGTCCATACAATAGGTTTTATATCTTGCATCTCATCTAATCCAGCAAAATATATCTTCAACCCCCGCATATTGTCGCCGTTATCTTCATTGGCTCCTCTGAGGATGATGTCTGGTTTATTTCCTTTAAAAACGATTCTGCATTCAGACTTAAAAATTCTTTTAACTGCTGGGTGTCCATCTAGAATATTTACAAGTGGTTCCCAGTGGATTTGTTTAGCCTGTTTTAAGCTAGGCATAACGAGCAAAACGACGGGGGGTGAAGCTTTATCATAGTTGCCGTTGTAATTAATAGCCCTTTCGATTAAAGTAGTTAATAGTAGCCTGGAATTATGGGTAGGGATGTTACTTTTACTACATAGGAAAATCCCTCCTTCTACTTGAATACACTTAGTTCGATGTCTTCCAACAGGGATTACATCGGCTATAAAAAAGCTTTCCCACGGATGCAAAATTTTACGAGGAACAGATAAATTAAGTTTTTTACTTCCCTTTTGAATGTTTTGATGGTAATAGAATATTTCCTCAGTAGTCCATGTGTTAGACTCTAACTTACGGTTTAGCTCCAAAACCCACTCATGGTTTTTCCCTGCTCTGATAACCTGTCCATTTTCAAAGACAATATCGTAGCAATCATCTTCAAATACCTCGGTAGCCGCTAAAACTTTTACAGGTAAACCCTGTTCATTATATACAGTGTCCCCAGTGAAAATTTTCTTAATCGGTTTATAACCATTTTTGGTCAAAATAGGGGTGTTTTCTTCTAAATTTTTCCCAAATCTCCTCGATGAAACCAAAACCTTGAATCTGGCAGGGTCTCCGAATACTTCTTGTTGTCCCGGGTGTAAATATAATTTTAATTTTCCAGGTTTTGCCATTATCTCTACGCTCAATCGCTTCTGTCTTAGATTGGGCGATGGGGGCTTACCCTAGCGATAAGATTTACTTATACTTCATTGATAGCTTTTTCTTACGGATAAAATATGTTGACAAACCAATAAGCGGTATGTTATGTTGGGAACATACAGACCTTAAAGACCTAAAAACCTATGCGATTTGAATTAACACCAGAAAATTTGGCTTACCTAGACTCATATATGGAGTTTACGGACTCTACAGCAGTTTACCCCGATGAAGTAGCCCTGACTTATTCCATTCTGGGTTTGGTTAATGAGTTAGCTGAAACCATCGAGTGCTATAATGACCAAATAGCTCAAGATGACACTAACCTTAAGGCAATCGCCCTAGAACTGGGGGACGTAGTTTACTACTTGTGTCGAATAGTTAAGCACCTGGGACTCCCCCCACTGTCCACCTTATTTTCACAATACTCTTTGGGCAAACCAGATTCGGTTTCTTCATTGAGATTGAGTAAAGTGTTTGAAAGAGCGGTAATTTTTGCTGGCTCCCTCGCTAGTATTCACAAAAAACAACTACGGGGTGATGAAGCATACCAATCCCCAGCTATCTTACAGTCTAAGATGCGGGTAATGCCCCTGTTCGTCATTCTTGATGAGTTATCCTGCCTGTTCGGGTTTAACAACCTTCTCAGTGTAATGAACATGAACATGGCAAAGCTATCTGCCCGAAAATTGGCAGGTACTATTAAAGGGGATGGAGATTATCGCTAATTAAACTGACTCAACTTTAATAACCCTAGCCTAGCTAGGGATTTTTTTTTTGTTGGGGGTTGACAAACCCATAAAGGCTAAGTTATACTGTTAAAGTAATCAGAAAACACTAAAGAGGTAAATATGGAAATCGTAAAACCCACAACTGTTAAAGTCCCCGAATTAGATATGGAATTGCAATTTTTTGTCAGTGCAGACGGGAAAACCTGTGGCATGAGTCAGTCTGCGTTAGCCCGATTATGTGGAGTTCAACGTGGGAGTATGTTCTCAGAGGGTCGGGTTATCGCAAATCTTTCTCAAGAAACCCCCGAATCAAAAACAGTCCCAGAATGCTTGAAACCCTTCCAAGGTAAGGTTTTCTCCCAGACGCTGAAAGGGGATTGCGACAGTGTTAATCTTGCGAACATTGTCAACAGTAAAGCCGCCGCCGCTATCATTTCCTATTACGGTTTTGAATCAAAAGCCGCTAATCCAGTGGCTCGAAAAAGTCTTTTAGCTTTTGCTTCAATCGGAATCGACACATGGATTAAATCTGTCACTGGTTATGTCTCTGACTCAGACCGTCTGGCTAACATTGAAATGGTCATGACGGGTTTAGTTGGTGAAGTACGGGAAATGCGAGAAGAAATCCGTGACTTCAAAAAAGTAGTCACGGTCTATCCTAAAATCGATGGGTGGAAAAATGGACTAAAAGGTTTGCCCTTTTATCTGCCGGAAGATTTCTCCCTAAAAGATTACCTAGAAGCAAAGGCTTTAGACTTCACTAACACAGAGTTCCGCAAAATCCGCCTTCAAGTTGCTCAAGCATGGGAAACCTTAATGGGTGAAAAACCCCCAAAACGCCATGTCTACGGGTTAAAAAACGGCAAGAAAAAACGAATCAGCACTGAGTATTTCTACCGACGGGAAGACATCCCGATGATTGAGGAAATTCTTTTGGGTTTAGACTTGACAAACCCATAACGGCTAAGTTATAATAAAGAGGTCTGGAGCAAAAGACCTTCTGGGTTTAGCTTATCGGATAAGCACCGTCCTCATAAGACGGCATAGGTGGGTTCGACTCCCACAACCCAGATTTGTTCCTTGTTTGGTTTATTTAACCCCCTAGAGTATAGGGGGTTTTTTCTTGCCTGTTAATAGTTACTGAACCATATATCCTTAAATTCTTCTAAAGCCTTTTCTAATTGTTCCCACACTCCTAAGACCGACTCTCCCCCTTGTTCCCACAGTTCTAAGACAGACTCTCCTCCTTGTTCTGGAATTACTCTAGACTTAAAGGGGGGGGTTTTCCGTCCGTTCCAGTTAACCCCTAGATTTCCATGTTCTGACTCTAAATGGATTCCTACAGCATTAGCGATTAATTTGCGCTTCTGTCCTCCCCATCGCATAGCAAATAGCATATCGGCTCTAGCGGCATTTTGATGGACTGTAGGGTAGGAATTTTCACTATTGGGAGCATACCAAGCTTGAAAGAATCCAATGGGGACATAATACCCATCCTTAAAGACACGGGGCATAATCGGGAAACGGTCTAATCTGAGCCAGACTTCCTGTTCATAAAATACGTTAGGGTCGCTAACATAATCTGTCCATTTATCAAAACCTACTGCACTAACTCGGTCAATACCGTAAATACAATCGGTTTCTATAAGCTCTTTTCGGATATGATTCATTGAGCGAGGGGGTAGAACAATATCAGAGTCAAAGTGGACTAGCCAACCGCTTTTAGATAAAATATTAGACTTCAAAAATTCATCGATTGCCTGGGATTTACCGAAAGTTTGACCCTCAGCAAAAAAAGCTTCAGTAGCATAACACTGAACATGGTGAAAGGAACATACCTCTTGGGTCTTCAGGTCTTGGGGTGTAGTGAGGACTACCAGATTGTCGAACTGCGGACGATTGAAAAGTAAAGACCAAGACAAAAAATCCGAATAACCAACACAAGTGGTAAAAGCTTCAACGGGAGAGTACATATTTTCTCAGTGGGCAGGGGGATTCAAGAATATTTTGGGCGCATACTTTTAGGCACAAAAAAACCACCGGTTAAGGTGGTTAAATTTACCGACATCCAAAATCATTACCACACATCAAGCGGCAATCCAGGGTAACGTATTTGAATCCCTAGAGCGTCGCAAGTGAACTGCAAACTATCAGATAATGGATGACTTTCTCCAAACAAATAAATGACTTTATGTGTCAGTGGGAAGTATATGTGCAAAATACTGATTAGTCTAATGGCTTTTTCGGCATTGTAATCTTCTGAGACTATTACCAATTCCTCATCTGTTAAAAAGTCAATAACACCCTCTGGAAGTTTGATAGTTCTTGGGGGAGTTATATACTCTAGTGCCAAAAAGTCGCAACAATCCTGCTTACTTTTAAACTGTGGGGGTTTGATATTCATGGCTACATGGGTTAAATGTACTTTCTTATTATAGCAACAAAAAAACCACCCGTCAAGGTGGTTAATGTTTTATTTTGTATCGTTAACCGTTTATAGTGCTGAAAAATCCTTCTATTGCCTCTCTCACTTCTGGGTGATTTGCCGGATAAACTGCTATCTCTCGCATTGCCCCGTTGACTAACCGTTTCTCTTGTTGACTTAGTTGACGACAACTCTTTTTAACGTATTTTCCAAGTTGAGACCGATTATCATGGGAAGGGTTAAATCCCATTTCTAGTGCAATCTCAACAACTCCTTGCAAGGAATCCCCAGTTAAAGTAGCCTGACTTGGCATTAAATCGGAAATAGCATGGTCAATTAGAAATTGGGCTAATCGGGGGTTATTTCGAGAAATCAATCCCTCAATTTCCACAACTGCCTTAGCTGTTTCAACAGCAACCTGACGAGATGTTAATTTAGGCTGTTCTACATGGTGCAGACTAACTGTGCCAGTTGTGACTAGCGTTTTGATTTGCTGTAGCATCCAGATTTTGAACTTCACCGAACACCAACCAGCAAACTCTAAAGCGACTTCTTCAATTGCCCATGTTCCAGTAGTTGCAGGTAAGCCCCCAACGTTAGACACCATTACGGGAATCCCCGCAATGCCCTCAAACTCAGTCAGGAACTCGGTTGTAGCATTTAGTCGATTCCAATCATTAATCCGTTTCCCACTAGCCTTAGCCATATCGGTTAGACAAACCCAGACCCGACCTTCACGATTTTCAAAGCGAATGTTGTTGGAGTTGAAATCAAAAACAGATAAATTAGACATAGTTTAGTCCAGAAATAGGTATCCCGTTTATTATAGCAACAAAAAAACCACCCGTCAAGGTGGTTTAATATTTAATTCAGAAGTAACTTTAGATTAACCTAGTGCTTCTAAAATTTTGGCCAGAATTGGATGGCGAACCGACGTACCCTTCGGAAAGAAAGTTACCCCAACACCTTCCACATCATTCAACCGGTTTGCGGCAATTGGTAAATAGGCTTCAGTTTTCAAACTACATTGGGTGGGGTCTCCGATAATACAGAGCTTTGAACCGTGTGCAATTCTAGTTACCACGGCTTTAAACAGACGTTCAGTAGCGTCCTCAGCCTCATCAAAAATAATAAAGGTATTAGACAAACTAGCTCCTTTAATATTACCGATGTGGCTAATTTCTATAGTAGAACGGAGCTTCTGGAAATCTTTAGGGTGGGCAATTTCAGAAAGATTAGTCCATAGGGGAGTTCCCAATGAATCTACTTTTTCCCCATAATCACCTGGCATAGCCCCAATATCAACCTCATCCCTGTCTCTTACAAACGGTCTTACATATAAAACACTATTAATGGGGTCATCTGGATTATTAAGAGCTAAAAGGGCGGAATACATCGCAATCAGAGTCTTACCAGTACCAGCCTCACCAACACCAATAGAAATGGTATTTGTCCGTAAAGACCGTAGAAACTGTTCTTGATAGCGGTTCTTGGGTTTCAATCCGTGGGCAATATTGACCATGTTGTTTTTATGGTTGTTAGTGACTAAATGTTTTCAACGGAATCGGGGGCTAATTCAGCACTAGCCTCAATCTGATTTGGGGCGGGTTCTAGGAATTGAGGGTAAACAGCGACATCAACATAGTCTTCTTCACTGACTACTTCAGTAGCACCCTCTACCATAAACATGATGGCAGTAAGTTGTTTATGTGCTTCCAAAGAGGCAGAAAGATTTTTAGAAACTAATTCGATAACATCACCCCGACCAGTAACTTTTTGGTCACTGTAGCCAGACTTACCCATATCCATTACCTCGGCCAAGAACTGAACCCGGGAATATAAAGTAGCATACTTTAACTCCTTTAATTCCATGCCCATTTTGACGGCTTCAGCCCCGCCCTTCCGGTATTTAGCAACCAAATTAGGTTCAGCCTCAATAACTCTGACTACTAAATCCTCATTAATATCCAAAGGAGTTATCTTCCGATTTACCCTTCGACAGATTTCCGAGAATGAGTATTCAGGGTAGCAACCCTTATAGAAACAAATAGCCTCCTTTACTAAATCTGGTAGACTTCCCTCCGTATTTACCACAATATCTTTTTTAGACCTGGACATTAAATAGCCCCCATTAAATCAGAAGTCCAAGATTTACCCGTAAATTTCTTGGGGACTTTGGTTTTAATCCGGGGGAAACCTGCTCTACCAGCAATCATATTGCGGAGATTTTCTTTTTCCTCTGGTTCACCAAATCCAGAACCTAACGCAACAGCATCGGTCATGTCAAGAATGTCCCTAGCCCGATGTTTATAATGACCAGCTAAAGCATTCATGACTTCCCAATGTGGCATAGATAGTAATTGTTTACGGCTAATTCCCATTTTGTAAAATACGGGTAAAACATCGATTAGAGTTTCCACATAGAGATTTACTCTTGCTCGATTTTGGAATCCAAAGGGACATCTAATTCCTCCTGTTGAACGGGGGTAACACCATCCTGTTCTGGTGTTTGCCCAATTTCATCCAGTAGTGTTTGTAAATGGTTATAAATACCCATGATGGTTTTAGAGCGTAATCTTTTAAAGGTTCCTACTGGTTGGCCAAGCAGTGCCTCAATCATTTTTCGAGCGGGGGCTAACATCTGGGCTTCCAATTTAGCTTTCCGTACAGCATCTTTGGCATCTTTGGTCTGTACTAGCACCACAGTACCATTTTCATCTTCTTGTCCAAAAATATTAATGTAGGCATCCATAGCCTCGCTCCGTCCAGCAAAATAGGCAATATACTGTTCTTCTAAAAGATTCTCTGGGCTAGTTACCTGATAGGTCTTACCATTTACAGTTACTTCACCCAAAGGCTCAGTGTCATCTAAGAACTGGGGGATAATCTTTTCGTCAATAAGGGTCATAAACTTTTTTATTTGTGTGACTACACTCTCAAATTGGGCGTATTTGTCTGGATAGACTGCGAGATTATGAAGATTAAGTTTCATGAAGTTAACGAGAATTTAATCGTAAAACCCAGTGGTTGATTTTTTATTTGTACCTAAAGTCGGGATTGCAGGCATATTATATGTGAGACCTATAAGGACTAAAAACTATGTCTGAATTTACCAACGCCCCTATTATTGTTAACGACTTTAGGGTAGCAGTGTACCAGATTTACCATCAGTACCAGTTTATTAAAGCCAATCTTCCTGCCGCTACTGCCTCAACTTGGTTAAAGGCTACATGGGCTATTACATTGAATCGGGGGTTTACTGGTCTTCCTTATTTCCCCCATACAGTGGTGGTAGTAGATGATAGTAGCCCTTACTGGAGAGAAGCCTACCTTAGAGAGAGAGGATTCCCAGAGTATAAAGGTGGTAGACCCTCTAAAACCGATGAATGGTATGAGGTCAACCAAGCTGGGTTAGATTATGTAACTGCCCCTAACAGCCCTATTCACTATTTAAGATTCCCCCAATTTGAGGCAGATGATATAGCCTCTGCCATTGTAAGAAGCAAAAGTAATAGACTGGTTTTTCTCCACACGATAGACTCTGACTGGATGGGTTTGGTTAACAATGGTGTCCTCAACAGTATGACCTTAGACCAAGCCCTATTGGAACCCTTTGTGGAACCCACCTCTCTCTGGGTCAGTATGGCGCAATGGACTCCTCGGTTCCGTGATGAGGCGGGTGTATTTGCTCACACCTTAAAACGGGAAAAACGTAAAATTGACTCTCCCCCCCAAATTTGGGATATAAAAGTTGAAAAAGGCGATAAGAGTGATAATCTCATCAAAGGTAGTCCTATCGAAGTGATTAATCTACTCAACCCTCCCCCTGAATTTGATATTTTACAAAGAGCTAACTACGCACTACAGGTACGTCAAGTGGTTAACTCTGGTGAACCCAATTCTAGTTTTAAGCACCTGAAGAAAGCCCACGACTGGTTTGTTGAATCTGGTCAAAGAGTAACAGTACATGGGTACTATGACTTCCTAAGTCCTGAGTTGACTTGACAAACTTCGCTCAAACTGTTATACTGGGGTTAACCTTCAGGATTCAACCATGTACATTATAATTACACCGTGCGAAACATATCAAACCCCAGTTTTGACAGAGGTTGAGCAACAAGGTCTGGAAAGTGGTGAGTACACCATACTCAAGGTAATCTTCGATGGCTCTGATGAAGTAGTCCATCTAGATTGGAGGACGGTACTCCAGGATTGGATTGAACAGAAAAAACAGGAAAAAAGAAATAACCTAAACCCCTTGACATCTAATCTACTCTCTGTTATACTGGGGTTATTAACCCAGCAAAAACTGGTTAAGTGATAACCAAGCTTAATCAATCAGGGTTAAAACCCCCTTTAACTAGGGTAAAGCGGCAGAGAAAAGCCCAAAAAGAATTTTCTCAAACCCCTTGACACCTAATATACCTTCTGTTATACTGGGGTTAACCCGACAAAAACCAAATCTAAACAAAACCCAACAAATTTATGACAACCTCAACTGCACAAGTACCCTCCGTAGTTTCCTTTAATGAAGTAATTTCCTTATACTCTGGTAAGTTTTGGGACAAGGTTTATACCAATGTTCCAAACTCTAAGATTGGACGTACCTTAACCACCCAACTCAGTTACATTTTAAACCAAGTTGGTGAAAAGTTCGACCCAGATGGCTCCATTCTGACAGTAAAAGCGGAAAATGGGGTGTTCAAAGCACTCTATAGCCCCACCCTTTATAAAGTTTCTAACACATTATTACAGAGTTCGGCATACGCAAAAGCAAACCCCAGCTTGTTTGAAGACGAACCTGCTGAAAACGGTGAAACTGGTTACAACCTAGGAGTTCGTTTCAGTCAAACCTTGTTCGTACCCTACATGGCTTTCGCCAATATCGAAGGCATCGCATCCATGCCTTCCGACAGTGGCATCACCATTGTCCTTCCCGAAAGCGATGAGTTCCCCGATGGTTTGACCTTCGACTTGGCCGCACGTTTTGCTGAAGCGGACATGGAAAAACGTAAAAACGATTCCATAAAAATGCGTCGGGCATTCACAAAAGGTACTTTCTTTACTTATTTGGCTGAACCCCCGACTGGTGGTAGTTCTGCTACACCCCTCCGTGATTTGGAAGACGGTACAGAATACACTATCGTAGGGTATGAATTTAAAGAAAGTGACAATGGTGGATTTTTCATCCTCACCACTGAAGATGGTATGAAGATTATGTCCAACAAAGCCATTGTCCGTACTCTTGAGGCTGGCCCGGTAATCACCCCTACTAAAACCTGCTTACTCCGAGTAGTAAACAAAACAAAAATGGCAAATGGAAATACTAAGGTTAATGCGTCTCTAGTCGTACCCTCTGAGAATTTCCCCAGCCGTGGAGACATCGACCTAGATTGGTAGGCATTTTTACCTAATCCGAAGGGGGGGTACAAAGCCCCCTTCACCATCTCTTTAATGGAAATACTGGAGTCTAAAATGTCTGAGAATTTGATGCGGAAAGCTTTAGAAATTGTAAAGAGTTTCGACACGGAAGCCGAACGTTCCCAAGGGTTAGTGGCGTTAGCCCCTAATTTACCCCCAGAACTAATACCCGAAGCCATAGAACTTGCTGAGGGTATCAAAAAAGAGGACTTACGATTTCATGCTTTGGTAGCTTTAAGAGTCACTCTACCTTTGAAAGCATTAGCCCCTTACTTGGCTTTGGCTAAAGTAACCCCTTGACATCTAATCTACTCTCTGTCATACAGGGAGTAACCGCCCAACACAAAGTTGACCCGTTAAAACAAACACTTTACCCTTGGGGAACATTATGGTATCAGAAATGAATGAACTCCTTCCCACCGATTGCGGTGACTGTGAGTGCGATGATTTGGGATGTGATTTTAAGGATGACGAAGAATCTGACTTCGAGTGTAAGTTTCCTACCGAGTTTGACCTAAATACAGGTCTGCTTTGTGATAATGTTCAAAACACTATTGACTCATTAACCACCGTACTCCGTAATCATAAGCTAGATTCTGAGGAGGTTGATGTATATTCTGAATTGTTACGTCAACTTTATGTAGTTTTCCAAACTTTAGGCTAGAACTCTAACCACTTAACGCCCAAGTCCAGATTTAGACCCTTGTTTAATCTGGACTTGATTTTTTATGACCTTGAATCCTGCTAAAACCGTTACCTTTGACCAGCTAAAAGCTGATTCAGAGACTTTAAAAGACTTACAGATAGAACTAGCCAGAATAGGCTTTTATAAATTAGAAATTGACGGTATTTGGGGGGAAGGGACAGAACTAGCCCTTAAACAAGCCTCTGAGAAATATAAACTTAATAATTTTGAAAAACAAGTTATCGGTAAGAGTTTCATCACAAAACTGTTGGCAGATACTGCTAAACCGGCGGATACCCTTAAATATGATTTGAGTCCAGTGGCGGAGGCAGATTTCCAAGCCTTGGCTAAAAGTCTTAATCTAGAGGTCGCCTTATTGAAAGCAGTTGCCGAAGTTGAATCTTCTGGTCGGGGACTTCAGGATGATGGCAGACCCGTCGTTAGATTTGAATCCCACGTTTTCTCTAGTATGACTAACCGTAAATTTGATTCTTCCCATCCTAAACTCTCTACTCGCAAATACTCTCCCTTATTGAACTCCCGTAGTTCTGAGGGGGAATACCTACGCTTAGAGGCGGCTATGCTTTTAGACCGGGAAGCGGCATTACAATCAGCATCCTTTGGGGCTTTCCAGATTATGGGATTCAACTATGAAGTGGTTGGCTACCCTACAGTTGAAGAATTTTTCCAAGCCATGCACAGCCCTAAAGACCAGTTAAAAGCTTTAGGGCAGTTTTTAGTTCGTAATGCTTTGGTGGTTTCCCTGAGACGAAAAGATTTTAAAGGGTTTGCTCGTTCTTATAATGGCCCGGCTTACAACCAACATCGCCCACCTTATGATGAGCGTATCCTTACTGCATACGAAAAACATTTGAAAAACATTTGAAAACTAAAGTAAAACCACTTTAAATCAGCCCTTGACAATTCTGGGGGAGGTCTGTCAAACTGGGTTCAACAAGGACAAATTATTTGCGGCCAGTGATGACGAGAAAGTTAACTCCAAGAGAAAAAAATAGCGTGGACAAATTCAACCATGAGGGTTGTGACCCCCATGAAAACCGATTTGAGAACCAGCAAGAACAAAAAACCCCTAGAGATTCTGATGATGAGGGTCAGTTTATGGGGGATTTCACCCGTTATCGGGAGGGAATGCGAGTTCTGGCTCAACATGGGCTAGAGCTTATCCCCCATCCAAAGGGTGATTTAGCTGGACACAAAATTTATATTGACTGTCCCTACACGGTAGCTCCCACTGGGGATGGCTACAAACCACCTTCGGATTTCCATTGGAAAAAGAAAATTGTGCCAATGGAACACCAGGACACCCTGGAGGACGCAGTAAACATGATTAAGTCCCATTGTAGCAAGCAAGTTTGGGAATACTGGAAACCTTTAGTGTTTCACAATGGGGACAATCGTAGACCAGTTTTTAATACTGCTCTTTTAATGTTGGCTGGTGAGCAAACCAAACGATACAATTCTGGCATTAGTTTAAGGGGTGGTACTGGTGGGAAATATATAGTTCCCCAGAAATCTTGGTTTGACCCCCGCATTCAGGAGGTTACAGCCCAAGATTTGTTGTCCATCTTTCCCGAAGCAGAACGTCAAATGTTCCTCTTATTAGTCGGGAGAATTGTGGTTGGAAGTGGTGATTCCACAACTGTTGAGGGAATCGACATTAACCATAAGTTTCGCTCTATGGGCATTGTCTTGGGTGAACCAGGCTTGGGTAAATCGGCTCTAATGACCTTTGTAATGGACGCTCTGAAAAATTGCGGCTATGACATCCAAACCATGGCTGATAACTTTGGCAGATTTGGTTGGGGGGAAATTGCTGTCTCCCATCTGGCTTATCTGGATGACCTCACCAAATCCACCCAACAAAAAATGTTACACTCCGGGCTGACTAAGCAATTGGTTAGTAACGGTGTACTACGCACCGAAAATAAAGGAGTTGACGCAATAAACGTTAAGTCTCGAACTGTCATAATTGCTTGTTCTAACGAGTGGAATGCTCGTGACTTGTATAATGCTGATGACGGTATTAAGGACAGGGTAAATATGCTCTCTATTTACCAGGAGACAGAATTAAAGAAAATGGTGGGTACTGGGTTATCCTCTGGTAGCCCTGATTTCCGAACTTGGCATCATTGGAATTATCTGGCTAAAAAACTTAATACCACTACCGATGTTTTGGGGTTTTGGCTACTCCACTTGTCCTCCGAAGAGTTCCTCAAAGTGGCAGGTTACACTGAGTCCGTATTGCCCCGTGACCCCAAAAAATTTCCTTCGCTATCAGATGAAACTTATAATCAGATGCTGAGGATGACTGGGGCTACTATGGCTCAAACCAATCCTAACCGTCTGGAAGAAACCATTGTAGCCCTCCATAAAGAACTGAGAATCCGTACAGTTCAAAATGCTACAAAGGATATGGTTCACTTCTGGAGATTCTGTATGGTTTTTTCGGGAATTGACTCCAAGAGTGGGATTGGTGAATACTACGAGTCTAGTGCTAACTTTGATGACCAACTCGCAGTGTTCTTTCTCGAAGCTCAAAGAGCCTTTATGGGAAATAAAGGTATTGATTTATGTCGCTATTTAAAGTCTGATTTTGAGAAAAGGGGGAAACCTAAAGGTCATCCCTACGCCATAGTAGAATCCGTGTCCGCTACAGGATTAAATAATGCAATACTAAAAGGCTTGGAGTTAGCTTCCCAACACAATAGCCCCGCTAACATCATAGAAAATATGCTTAAGGGGTTAACCACTACTGGAGGTTACGAACTTCGTAGGGACTTATCCGTAATCGTGAGCTACTACGAAGGCAGTAAAAGCTATGACCCCCTATATAACCAAATTATCTCAGATGTCCAAGACTTAGACGATGAGGACGTATATCTAGGGTTTCACAAAGTCCTAACTAACCTTGCTAAGGGGTTTTTAAAACTGATGGTGGATTAGTTTTAGACCTACGGGGGTGGCTAAAACCTAAAAAATTTTTCTCAACCCCCTTGACACCTGCCATACCCTCTGTTATACTTTAGTTATTGCTACCCCAAAGACACCTATGTTAGGAACAGCCAACAAAATATTAAAAACTTCCACAGTAGAAGTCGAAATGGACTTCAGAGACTTTAATAACGTCTCTATCGAAGCTTTAGAGGCGGAAATTGTGGATACCGACACTTTTATCGCCGTTCACGAAGAATTTAAACTTTTTGTAGAGAAAGTTGTCACACCCACTGGCTATACCAGCCGTCATTTCGTGGACATCTATAAACTCCTAAAAAAACTTTTACCCGTTTATAACCCCCCGAAAACTAAGGCTACTTCCAATAAGGGTCTACAAGCCGCTTACAACGCCGCTATGGGTTCCGTATTAACCACTATGGTTAACACTCCCTTCAAAAAGAAAACAGAAGCCGTAAAACTAACTGGCTCTCAGACTGTTGCGGCGGGTAGTGCTGTCCTATTACAATTACAAATTGCAATGGATTTTACCCACGAAATTTTTCATGATTTAGTTAGAAGTGTTGAGAAAGGAGAGCCTAGACTTAGACCTAAAGAGGTTCGTAGTGCGGATGATTTAATCCGTAATGAGGATTTTTTTGCTTACTCTTGCATCCCCCCTGAAGATGTAGATGGGAGAAAGGCCTATATTGACCAGACTATGGCTCACTGGCGTGAACACACCAACACCTATCTTGACTATATGTTCTCCATTCTAGAGTTCAGCGAAAATAAATTTAACCGCCCCTGTGGTGAACTTGCCGAGGCTCTCCATACGTTTAAGGCTGAACTTGATAAGAAGGGTATCTTTAGAGCTTGGGTTAATTTCTATGATAACGTAGGAGCCGTTAAAACCTACTCTAGTATGGGCATACCAATTGAACACGAGGGTTGTTGGGGCAATCAATTGGGGAGAGACCTTGATAACAATCCCCTTTCCATTACTATGCTTTTAGAAAAGATGTTCCCATGGCAAGTAGGAAAATCCTACAGTAGAAGGCAAATAAATGCTTGGAACAAAGGCAAATGTGAGGTTCTTTTTTACGAGTGGGTTTCCCAATTCGTTTATTCTGACGACCCATTAAACTACGCTCCTTACTCTTTAAAGCTTAGAAAACCCCCCAAATCTGATAAGGATATTTTTAAAGCCGCTTGGCAGAATCTTTATAATATCCAGAGACAAGTCCTAAACAAGATGGAGCAAAAAGTAAAAGCCACTTACGTCCGTGTTTCTGCTGACTTCTCTAATCTCACTTCCTCAGTCAAAGAAGGGTTCGCTAAATTCTGCGGTGGTCAAGTGGTAAATTTCTCCGTCCTAGAAACAGAAGACTCAGGACTAGAACCAAACTTCACCATGTCAACGTGACATCTAATCTACTCTCTGTTATACTGGGTTTAACCCGACAAAAACTGTTGTCACATAGAAGACATTATTTGTGGATGTTATTGTTTGAACTAAAGTCTCAGGGGTGGTAACTACATACACCCCGTTAGTCTCATTAGAAAATAATATTTCTCCATTCAGTTCAATTGCCATCGGGAATTACCTCCGTAGTCACTTCCGGGCTTACATTAGCCAATCCTTCAAAAAATCTGTGTACAATTAGCCCATCGGGGGACTTCATTTCACAGTCATATACCCAAGCATCCCTCCCAACTATATTCCCCATTGCCGCCGGTAATAAGGTTGTGGTCTGATAAACCATAATTGGAGTTATTAATGTGTGGTTCTCATAGGTAATATCCCCTATTACGAAATCATCATTAACTATTTCAAAGTCTCCTTCTGCCAATAGAGTTCCCTTATGTTTTCTCTTAATTTGCCAAGCGAACTCCCAGTCACTATAGTTACCCGCTAATAGTAAAGATTTACCCCTATAGCTGGCTCCTTGTCTTATTAATATGTTAACTTTTATTGGTTCCATACTGGTTTTCCCGCAATCCCTACCTTAATCTTTGGGCGCATAGGATTTTATCAATCTTAAACAGGGTGGGTATTGAGAAAAATCTATACGCCCAATGTCCTGTACAGAAGCATCATTCCCCCAATTTATAATGGCCAGACGCAAAGGTAGAAAATTATACTCCCCTAATTCCCCCCAAGACCCCAGGAAATCCCGTGGCGGTAATATTAAAGATGGTATGGGGGTTGTTAAAGGTACTAATGTTAAAGGGGAAGCTTTTTCCTTTGACCCGTCTAAGCACAAACGAGACCCCTTGACTGGTAAATGGGCTACTAAACCTGATGTGGTTAAGCCCCAAAAAGATAAGAAAAAAGCCACTAAACCCACTTCTTCCGAGGCTAAAAAAACTAAACCATCCTCCCCCTTCGCCAAATTTAGACAAAGGGTTCGTGATGCTTTAAAACAACAATTAATTAATTACGCAAAAAATAAATCAGATAAGTCTAAATCCACACCGTCTAAACCTGATTCTGTGTCAACTGTGCCAGTTAATGCTAAACCTATTGAGAAAAAGAATTTTACCCTGGATGACTATACTCAAAGAGGACAAGAAATTAGCTCTAAATATGGGTTGAGTGATAATAAGTTCTTAGGCAGACTGGCGAAGTTAATAGACAAATTACTCAGTTTCCAAGAAAAACCGTCATTAACGCCTTCTGACATGGAGGAACTAAAAAAAATTAATGACGATATATTGGAGACACAAAAGAAGGCCTATGAAGACTTTGAGAAAAAAGTTGAACAACTTTTAGACGACTATAGAGAAAATGCTTCAGATTTAGACATGGATAAAGTAATTTTAAAGACTAGATTTGTAAGAAATGGTTTTCCAAGAGATTTAAATGAGGACGTTGATATGGTGAGGGAAGCCTATAAAGATTTTCACTATCTCACTAACGGCAATATTATAGGCTTTCCCAATTTGTTGGATGTTAACAATGAAGGTAATAGCTATGCCGTTTACCCTAATAAACCCGCACAAAGTTCAATAGTCAGCATTGGGACATCTGGACAGGGGGAAGTTCCTCTGAGGCAGGCGACCTTCCATGAATTGGCGCACCTAGTTGAGCTTCATGTTCCTGGTCTCAAAGAAGCGTCTCTAGAGTTCCTGAAAAAACATAGTTACACTGGAACTCTAGAGAATTTTGATTACCTGGGTGTACCTATCTCAGGATATAAGGGGGACTTTATAGATGAATATGTGGGTAGATTTTACGTCCAAAATTCAGCCACAGAGGTTTTATCTACGGGATTTGAACGTTTAAGTAATCCAGATAGCGCATTTAAACTTTTTGTAAATTCTAATCATCACTTTAATTATATTCTTGGTGCGCTTGACCGTGTTAACTCTACTAGAAATTCTGAATCTTACCGGCTACCAAATAAATCTGTTAGGAAAATACCAAATAAATCTGCTGAGGAAATACCAAATAAATCTGCTGAGGAAATACCAAATAAATCTGCTGAGGCAAAGAATTTGACCCTAGATAACTACACTCAAAGAGGACAAGAAATTAGCTCTAAATATGGGTTGAACGATACTAAAACACTAGGAAAACTCCAAGAACTAAGTGGTATACTAAGAGAATTTAACACTAAAATAATGGGTATGTATGACGACCCTACTTTAACCGACTCCGACAGAGAAGAAGTTATACGTCAATTTGACGAGGTTTTCAAAAAACACAAAAATCTTGAAAAGAAATTTAGGGCAAAATTCGAGAAAAATGTTCAAAATCTTCTAGAATCCTACAAAGAAGCTAGTAAAGATTTAGACTTAGAGAAACTTTTGGAAAATTCTAAATTCACATTGTATGGGCAAGAACTAGATAAATCAGATAGGAACGTGGATTTAGTGAAAGAAAGTGTTAAAGATTTCCACTCTCTTACTAAGGGGTTTCTGGGAGAATTGGTTCCTATGATTGACGTAGACAGAAATGGTTCTAGTTACGTCCGCTACCATCCAGATAAGCCAGAAAAATTGACACATATTAGAATCGGGGCTATTGGACTCGGTGATGAAGTATTTAAACTTCAGACCTTCCATCAAATGGCTCACATTCTGGAATCCCACATACCTGGACTCCTAAAAGCATCTATGGAGTTCCTGAAAAAACATAGTTATTCGGGGCAAGAGGAAGACATCGAACACAGGGGTATGACCTACAGAGGGTATAAAGGTGATTTTATAAATAATTATGTGGGTAGAACATACAACAAAGGGGTATCAGCCACAGAGGTTATATCTACAGGTTTTGAAAGACTTCGTAACCCTACAGACGCATTTACTCTCTACACAGAATCAAACCATCACTTTAATTTTATTCTTGGGGTTCTAGATAGTATTAACCAGACTGAGCCGCCTAAAACAAAATTAATGAGTAGCTTAACTCAAAAAAACTTAGACCCTAAACCAGAACCCGCAGAGCCAAAACCAACTACTCCTAAACAGGTTTCCAAAGAGTACACTGATACTATTAATTCTGCAAAATCTAAAATCTCCCAGTATAAACTGGATAGACTTGTCAAAGTTTTTGAAACTCAAGATGCCCAAATCAATGCGGAGCTAAAATCTTTAGACCCTAAAAACCCTGAAGACGTTGAAAAAGCCCAAAAACTTTTTGCTAGAAAACGTAAACTGAAGCAGTCTCTTGATACTTACCTTGAGAAACAGATGAACTTATTGTATCAAGAACTGCTTGATAATAATAATTCTGTAAACTCTGACCTCCTAGTGGGACAAACTAATTTTCAAATAGGTGAATACACTAAAAATCTTAAACCAGCCAATACTGAAGACCCTATCTATAAAACTCACACTCCTGTAATTAGTAAGGCTTTGGCTGAATTTCATAAACTTACAGGGGGGATTCTGAACAACTTAGTCCCCCGTATAGGACTCAGCGAAAAAAAAAGAAGTTGGGCTGGATTCGATGCAAAAGAACCCCAAAAAAATAATTATCTTTCTATATCTGTAACCCGTTCCAATGATGTTAAACCCTCAGTTTTTCATGAAGCGGCACACCTGTTGGAAGGGTCTGACCCTAAATTTGCCAACTTAGCTAAGGAATTTTTAGCTAAAAATAGAACTTCAGATGAACTTAAGCAAATAAAGGGTTATCCTGCTGGCGAAGTGGCTTACCCTGGAAACTGGGTTCACCCCTATGTGGGTAAAAATTATGAAAATGCCCCCTCCACAGAAGTAATTTCAATGGGTATAGAACGATTTGCTAGTCCTAGAGATATGGCGGAATTTTATTTTAAAGATAAGGAACATTTTGCTCTAACTTTGGGGATTATAGAATCCCTTAAAGTCCCTGAACATCTAAAACCAAAACCTGCTACAATATATTAGTAGTCTCGAACGACCAAATTTTAATTCGGAGGATTAATTTCTTGAAAGCTACCCTATCCCATTTTTTAGGTACAGTGAGTATTTCTACCAACGTGGACACACACCCTGACAAACCAGTTGTTGCTGAATATAAGGTGGATTCCACTGTCCCAGAGGCTATCCCTGTCCTAAAATCCATCTTTGTTCGTGAACTAGACCGGGCTACTGGTCTTTATGGTCATATCGGCGTGTTTTACGACAAAGAGAATGATACCTTTGACTCCACTAATATGGATTTATACGTCGCTTTACAAGGTCTTGACGGCTTTTCCGTAGATGAACTCACTGAAATTAAAGCCAGCAAAATGCCTGAAGGAGTTTTGACTTAGGACTTGACAAATCTTTTAAGGTTTGTTATATTAGAGAAAAGGTTTCCTTGTTAGTTATTTTTTCTAGGTCGTCTACACTGTTCCGTGGGCGAATTTTTTTTTGTCCTAACTCATGTTGGTAGGGGGGGAGGTAGGTACATGGGTTTTTATAACGGCTACCCCTAACTTCACCACTTGTCCCCGCACTTCGCTTAGTTACCAGTAGTACACTTGTTCAAAAAAAGATTCTCCCAGACAGTTGACATTTCTGGGAGAATATCATAGGATAGAATCAAGCAAACAAACACGGAAAACAGGATGACGGGTAACGCTAAACAACCAATCGAAACAACACAAATTCCTGTATCCGACGCTATAATTAGTTATCAGTTATCAACTATTTGGGACTAACAAAAAAAAAAAATGAACCAATTTACCGAAAAACTACCCAATCAAGTCACACTAGAGATGGTAAGCTTACCAGCAGGTGAGTTTCTCATGGGTTCTGCTGAAAGCGAGGATGAAAAGCCTCCACACCAAGTTAAAGTCAACAGTTTTGCTATTGGGAAATATCCCATTACTCAAGCACAATATCAAGCGGTAATGGGAACCAATCCCTCTTATTTTTATAATAATCCCCAAAATCCGGTAGAAAGGATTAGTTGGAATGACGCTCAAGCCTTTTGTCAGAAATTGAGTCAAATAACCGGCAAAACCTATCGCCTACCCACAGAAGCGGAATGGGAATATGCTTGTCGTGCGGATACAACTACTCGCTATTATTTTGGTGATGTTGCCAATCAGTTAGGAAATTACGCTTGGTATGAAGGAAATTCTCAAAATACAACTCATCCTGTGGGTCAGAAAAAGCCCAATGCTTGGGGACTATATGACATGAGTGGTAATGTTTGGGAGTGGTGCGAGGACTATTGGCACGATAGCTACGAAAATGCACCAAAGAATGGCAGTGCCTGGGTAACAAATGATAATGATTATCAGTTACTGCGGGGCGGTTCTTGGAGCGACCTTTTGGGTGACTGCCGTTCCGCTTACCGTTACTACGACAGCCGCCACAACTACGACGACACCGACGGTTTTCGGGTAGTCTGCGACAATCAAATGTTCTTTTACAACGCCTTTAATTTCCCCCTTCTTACCTCTAGTGTAAAAGAATTTGCTGTAAAGCTCGAAAAAATGCTAGTAAAGTTAGGACATCGTTTAGCAATAAGCGAAGATGGTCTCTACTGTAAAATATATTTCCACCAACCCTATTCCGGTGTTTATCCAGGTGTTTTTGATACTCAAAAAGTGTATCAAATGCTAAATAATTTTACCGAACATAAAGATTATTTATGGGCTTTTCTCCAAGATTGCAAAGCTTAATTCATTAATTATTGGTTGCTAGTCTGCGACAATTAATCAGTTATCAGTAGTACACTTGTTCAAAAAAAGATTCTCTCATACACTTGACATTTCTGGGAGAATCGCATAAGATAGCATCAGGCAAACAAACACGGAAAACAAGATTACGGGTAACGATAAACAACCAGTCGAACGCTATAATCAGTTATCAGTTATCAGTTATCAGTTATCAACTATTTGGGACTAACAAAAAAAAAAAAAATGAACCAATTTACCGAAAAACTACCCAACGGAGTAACATTAGAAATGGTAAGCTTACCAGCAGGTCAATTTCTCATGGGTTCTTCTGAAAGTGATTCTAAAAAGCCTAAACACCAAGTTAAAGTAAACAGTTTTGCCATTGGCAAATATCCCATTACTCAGGCACAGTATCAAGCAGTAATGGGAACCAATCCCTCTTACTTTGAAAATAGTCCCCAAAATCCAGTAGAACAAGTTAGTTGGGACGATGCTCAAGCCTTTTGCCTAAAATTAAGTGAAATCACAGGCAAAACCTATCGTCTTCCCACAGAAGCTGAATGGGAATATGCCTGTCGAGCAGGTACAACTACTCACTATTATTTTGGTGATGATGCTAATCAGTTAGGGGAGTACGCTTGGTATGACGAAAATTCTAATAACAAAACTCATCCTGTAGGACAGAAAAAGCCCAATGGTTGGGGGCTTTATGACATGAGTGGTAATGTTTGGGAGTGGTGTGAGGATATTTGTCTGCGGGGCGGTTCTTGGCACATCTTCCCTTATTACTGTCGTTCTGCTAACCGCCTCCAGAACAACCCCGTCATCCACTACGACGACTTTGGTTTTCGGGTTGCGTGCGACGATTAGTTAGTTATCAGTTATCAGTTATCAGCAATTAGAGTTTTAGTGTGATTGTCATGGATAACCGTCTAACGCAAGTGTTTGATTTTAACTCCATTCAGCCCATTGAAGGAATCCCTTTTCAGTCTCTTTCTCTTTATGGAGTAGATTTATACTTTCAGCCAGTATCTGGTTTAAAAGGTATCTCTGTATCTGGTTTGGCTAAATTGCTGGAATACGAGAAGGGCAGTCTGTATCAGGAGTTAAGTGAAATCCCCCCTGGATGCCATTTACCTGACAACGAGTTTTGGTCGTTTGAAAATTGCGTGAAAGAAGTAAAATCCTTATCAAATGGGGGTTTACAAAAGATTTTCCTAATCCCAGAGCATGGACTATTTTTCACTCTGGAAGCTATAAAGCTCTGGACTTACTCTCGTCGAATCAGAACCAATGCTTTGATTCTACAAGCTAAATTTGCTAAAGCAGGTTGCAAACTTACTACCATGCTTCATTCGATAAGGCTGGGGTAACAAGTGGGGGGGGTTCAAGGCTTTTTTCAAAATACCTAGACTACTACCAATACTTTTTAGCCCCAGCAATGGACATAACCAATAACTAATTTGACCAGCCCCTTCCAAAGGGGTTTTTTATTGTCCGTTATTTGACGGGGTTGGGACACAACTGGGGGGGGGTTCTGAGATTTTTCAAGAATGGGATAACCCCCCTAGTTGTCCCCTAAACCTCTTTTTAACCTTAGTCTGACTAGGGTTTCCCACGTCTTATCCTGCCAACTAGGGGGGTGGGGGGGTTCATTCTTTTTTTCACGGGACACCCCCTAATTTCACCCCGTAGCCAATTTAAACTTATTTGACCAAACTCATCTGTTAGCCCCTTGACATCTTTTTTCAATTTTGCTAGAATCAAATAGTAAACACATACACCAAGTTCGCCCATTCTACATGGGCAGACAGTCTTAATCGGGCAAGGTCGGAACCCTAGCCTTAAACAAGTTTTTGGGGTTCTGGACTTATCGCCCGATTCTTGACTGGTTTGCCTCCCTCCCCCTGTTAGCGAATGTTTAGCCCCTTACCTGAAACTCAGTGCTTAGACTTTTAGAATAAAGTTTTCCCGAAGTCTAAAAGTTTTTTCTCGAACCCCTTGACATTTAATCTACTCTCTGTTATACTGGGGTTAACCCAACAAAAACTGGTTAAGTGAGAACCAAGCTTAATCAATCAAGGTTAAACCCCCTTTAACTAGGGTAAAACGGGCAGTTAGCTCGTGTTAGCTTGTGGAGTGGGGTTAAGCCGTCTTACCCCCCTGTGAAACAGGAAATTAATGTTAATGAAAGTTAACATTTTTTATAACGGGAGAAAATCCCCAGTCAAGTTTGGTGCAAGAGTTCTGAGGTCAAATTAAACTCTAGAACAAACATTTGACCTGCCAAGAAATAATAAATGTATAATTTGGTACATTTTGGGTTAATTGGTTTAAATTGGTTTAAAGGACATCAACATCGCCAAACCATTCCAGCACGGGCGTTGCGGGGATTCCCATAATGGAAACCATCTACGGCAGGGTCAAACCGGAGGGACAGGGTCAGACATAGAAAAACTGGGATAACCCCCCCAGTTGATAGGTTTTCTTAGAGCTATGCCTTTAGAAATAAGTATAAATACTCATACCCTGTTTGAACTTGGTTTAATGGGGGAAGTGAGGGGGTAGCCCAAGAAAAAACCAAGAACCCCCCCCTACCTACCCCCCTAATTGCTGGTGAAACTTTATGTCTAGTACATTTGTATTACACCCTATCTCGACTGGGGCAGTGCGGGGGAAAGCAAGGGTCAACCAAGAAAAAACCGACCTACCCCCTACCCACTTGACAAAACCTATTAGCCCAAGATATAATAAGAATGCTATTGTGGCTTGGTAGCCAGAGGTTTGAAACGGAAACCTCCAACCGAAAAGGAATACCCACATTAACTAACCTTTAGTTAGTGGTTCAACTGGAATTTGCGAATCCACCAAATCTGTAAAAGCTATGGGTGAGGGAAGGGCGTTTCGCCAGAAGATTTAGGACTATTTTGCGGGTTCAATTCCCGTCAATAGCACTTTAATTGGTTTTAATCCCCACTTGACAACCAGAAACATAAAGTATATAATGGAAAAAACGGAGAAATTTTAATGACCCAAGTAAAAATCTATCTGGCTGGACGTATCCACGGGTTAACGTACCAACAAGCCACTGGTTGGCGTAATGAACTTAAAAGCTATGTTAAGGGTTGGCCAGTAGAAGTCTTAGACCCTATGGATAAATCCAAAACCCTCGAAGCCCTAGACCGCCCCATTAACAACTCTGAAACTGAATTAAACGGGTATAATCCTGGGCAAATCTACAACGATGACATTTCTGCGGTAGAAAAAGCAAATATCATTTATGCCTACCTACCTTGGGGAAGCGGGCATGGTACTTCCTTTGAAATTGGTTATGCCCAGGGTTTGAATAAAATCGTCTCTAGTATCCCCTCCTTGAGTCATTTTTTCCCCTTTAAGACTATTATCGTGGTTGGAACTCCAGATATGGTGGGACATCCTTTCTGGTCTGAAGAGGCAGGAATAAATTTCTTCACGCTAGACCAAATTCAGGAGGCTAAAGAGTTTTTAGCAAAAATAGTTTTTGGGGAGCGTGAAACCGAAAAAACTGGGTTAAACTCCAGAAGTTAGAATCGGATAGTCAAACTGATTTAAGGCAGACCAATGGAACTGATTTTAGATATTGATTGCGGTGGAAAAACTTGTGCCAGTAGCAAGGGGAATTTTTGCCAATTTTTCAAGTCAGATTTAAGAAACCAATGTAGCTGTCATATATTTGATGTAGTTTACCCTGATGAATCTGGGTGGGTTCAGAGACACCCAGATTGCCTCCAGAAGACTAAGAATAAATAATCGATAAACCCCTTGACATATTCTGAACCCTATGTCACATTAAATAAGTAAACCAAATCACCCCTGAAAAGCAAATGAAAAAGCAAAGATTGTCATTTTCCGAAGACAGCCTGTTACCTGAAAAACTCCCGCAAATTCAGGAATTACGACCTTCTAACAATCTTTCCGCAGTTTTTGAAGAGTGCCATAATTATATTTACGCCAACGAAGGAATGCTCAAAGACAAGATTTTTCACGAGATGGTTAAACTAATCATCATCAAACTTCATGACGAAAAATCCGCCAAGCAATCTGTAAATTTTGGGGTTACGGCAAGTGAATATAAAGCCATCGGAGCCAATAAGTCCGATGAATTTATGTTGCGTCTCAGTCAATTATTTACCTCCATCAAGAATCATTATCGGGGATTTTTCACCGATGACACATTCAAGTTAAAACCTTTGACTCTTGCTTATATTGTAGGAAAGTTGCAGTACATCAATTTAACTAAAACATCTGGCGATATAAAAGGTAAAGCTTTTCAGACTTTTGTAAATAAACACCAGCGAGGAGATAGGGGAGAATTTTTTACCCCTCACCCAATTGTACGCCTTGCAGTTGAAATGATAGACCCCAAACCAAACGAAAAAATTATCGACCCTGCTTGCGGAAGTGGTGGGTTTTTAATTCAAGCAATCAACCATGTTCGACAAAATAATCCAGAGTTCGATATAGCAAGTTTTGTGCAAGAAAGTATTACAGGAATTGAATTTAATCCTGATGTCGCCCTTTCGGGAATGATTCGTTTAGTTTTTGAAGGTGGCACAGGTTCAGAAATTATCTGCACTAATGCGCTTATTGAAGATGAAAAATTAAATAATTCCTTTGATGTTATCTTGACCAATCCTCCTTTCGGAAATAAAGGCAAAGTAGAAGACCAGAAAATTCTTCAATCATATCTTCTCGCCAGGAAATGGCATAAATCAGCGTCCAATAGTTGGCAAGTTTCCCCAACCGTTTTAGCGGGTCAGTCGCCCGATATTTTATTTATTGAGAAATCTATAAAATTATTGCGGGCAGGTGGGCGCATGGCAATTGTTTTGCCCGATGGTCTATTACAAAATATTTCTAATGGACATATTCGCTATTGGTTGCGCTCCCAAGCAAAAATATTAGGTGTTGTTTCCATCCCCACAGAAGCTTTTGAACCTTATGGCACAGGAATCAAGACATCACTTTTGGTGGTTCAAAAATTACCAGCAAACAATGATTCTTGTTTTATGGCACAAATCAAAAAAATAGGCTATGACGTTAAAGGACAAACAATATATAAGCGCAACGAGTCTGGAGTTATAGCCCAAACAAAATTAGGTTTGCCAATAGTTGACGATGATATAGATGATATTTCTCAATCTTTTACGTCATTTATCAACGGCGAATTTGCACAAAATAGCGATTGTATTTATACAGTTAAGAATACCCTGCTCAATTCGAGACTGGATGCCGAACATTATTTACCCAATGACCAAAAATTATTAGAATATCTAAAATCTATTGGGGCGAAACCTTTAGGTGAAATTGCCGATATTTTGAGAGATTCATCTGATTTTCGTTTAGCCAAAGATAGTGAAATTAGATATATCGCTATCTCCGATGTTGATTATCGTACAATGCAAGTTGTTTCTCAACAAATAATCAAAGCACATGAAGCTCCATCTCGTGCAACTTATAGATTGTACAAAGGTAATATTATTACAGCAATTTCAGGAGCAAATACGGGAAGTCCACGCCAAGCAACAGCCCTAATCACGGAAGATGAAGACGGAGCAATTTGCTCAAATGGATTTTCAGTATTAAGAAATATTCAGGGAGTCGAGCCTTTGTTTTTATTAGTATATATGCGAACAGACTTTTTTTTGCGTCAGATTAAAAGGTACATGACAGGTCATGCGATTCCTACTATTTTAGTAGATGATTTGTCAAAAGTTTTAGTGCCTATTCCACCCAAATCTGAACAGCAGAGAATAGCAAAAAGTATGACCGAAATTCAAGCAATTAGAAAAGAAGCGTTAAAAGCAAGTGAGAATGTGGTTAACGAAATGAGTCTTTTGCTTGACCAATTTGAGTAAAGCAAAACAATTAAAGCTAAGACAGAGGTAAAAAAAAAAAAAAAAAAATGACTAAAGAGTACAGACAAGTCGGTTCCTATTGTTGGAAACTTAGATTCGTGGGAGGTGGAGTAGTGTTGCTAACTTTCCCCGTAGTAGGTGGTTTTGGAAGTAGTTTAGTGGAAGCCGTGTGTAATTTCACTGAGCAATTCGAGCATGAGCAGGATGACCAGTTTATAAAACTTATTGATGCCCACCCCGGAGAGTCTCTCACCCTCGAAAGTTTAACCTGTCTTGGTAGTTTCATCGAGGAAAGAGAAATTCTAGACCCCATTCAAGCTGGTTCCTACTTAGACTATAACTCTATACCAGACTAATAATTAGCTAGGTTAACCATCAATAGATACCCTATCCTCTGGTTCTAAATCAGAAAAACGGGTATCTATTTTTGCACCCTGAGATAAATTGCATTTAGGACAAAGGAGAACTAAATTGTTAATATCAATAGCTAAATTAGAGTTGGAAGAATCCATTTTAGAAATTGGGAATAAGTGGTGAACGTGGTAGTCTTGGGGAAGATGTTGTAAACAGCTTGGGCAAAGGAATCTTTGACTACGTTTGAGAATCTGGATAGCCGATTGTCCATTAGAAGATTTCCTCCAATTAGAAAAGGTTTGTCGAATAGTTTTAGTCATAGTACCCAAAAATTAGGTTAGGTTTAGAGTCCTTACTCTCATTAGAATCCTCTCACTACCCATAACCCCAACACATATCCAAAAAGGGTTATCACTACCATCAGGGTCTACCCCCGTATTACGATAAATTTGACCAACGGGGATGGCTAGGGATGTTTTTAGGAGATTGGATGCTACACCAATAGCTCTATTGGGACTGGCATCGTCCCTAAGCACTAAGTCGGTAGTATTTGCCCCCGGTGTAGAAGTTTGACAAGTTATTGAGTAATTGGCAATGGAGTCGGCACTTGTTCCTGTAGGTACTCTTAGAGCCGTTCTAGTATCGATATTGGGCAGGGTAGGACGACCACCCCCCCTTGAGTTAGAGGAAGAATTTAAAAAATAATAATAAGCATTTAGTGGGTAGTTTGTCCCGGTGTATAGGGGATTTTTAGCCCATCCTACCTGTCTAAAAAAGTAATTAGAGTTATCTAATGCGTTGCCACTGACATTACATCTGAACATTGAGACCGAAAAGCTATTAACAACAAAATACCAAGCACCAGCATTACTTAAATTAAATTCACTACCCCCGCCCGGAACCTGATAAAACAAAGCACTACTCAGGCTTGAGGTATTGCTAGTATAGAGCAAATTTTCCCTGAATCTTCCATTTAGAGTAGTAGTAGGATTGTTAGAAGTATCAAAAGCCTGTGGCAATTTAAAACTAATACTTATTGTGCTGTTAGAAACGGCTAATCCAGACCCTAACTGATTAATTAAGTCTCTTAAGTTGGGTGCGTTATTACCACCAGAAATGCGAGTATCATAAGCAAATAAATCGGAACGAAAACCCATATAGTAGTTTCCGACGTTATCAGAGGTAATCAGATTTGGTTGACTCATGGCGTTCTATTAAATTGGTTAATATCTTGAGAGCAATAAAGTAAAGTACCATTTGCTGGCTGTGTGGGCGGTCGCCAGTCTGTTAATAAAGAAGTTTGAAGTTGGCAATAAAGTAAAGTTCCATCAGCAGGTTGAGGTGTGGGTCGCATACCACTAATGGCACTATCGGCTAATTGACAATAGATAAAAGTGCCATTACTAGGGATTGACGAAGTAGGGAAATAAAGCCAACGCACTTTATTAAAAAGGAGGGGACAGCTTTAGAATGGGCGAGTATAGGGAAAAATAAATACAAACCCAAAAGAGCATAGAGAAAACCCTATGCGGCTAAGGGTTGACAAGGGGTAGGTCAGGAGCTATACTTAGGGAAAGTTACAAGAGTAAAGAAATGCAAAATGAACTTAAAGTAGGAGACCGATTAGGAGTTAAGACAAGAAATGGCTCTTTCCTAGTATTTGAGGTAAAAAGGGTCACTAGAACCTTAGCCTATGTCGAGGTAGTAAACTCAACCTGGCCAAGTGGTGAGTGGAAGGTAAAAAGAGAGATAAAACAGAATAACGGGAGAAAATACGCAAACTGGTACGGGATTATACCCTGTGCTGTGGGTACAAGTTCTATGTTATATCTCTATGATGAGGAGTGCGGGAATTTAGAAAAAGGACGAAGAACAACCATCGCACTGAAATATGGGGTGGAGAAACTAGAAAAAACAATTAGAAATCTACCTGCCTCAGACGGAGTAGACCGAGAAAATGCGGTTCTAAAACTTATTAGTCTAATGGAAGAATTAAACCTAGATGTAGAACCAGTTAAACAAAGACTCGCAGGAGAGAAATAAGGATGTGTTTACTGGGACAATTAAACGGGATAATCTGTTATGTTGTCTTATAGTATAAGAGGGGAAACTTGCCGATTGATTAGTGCTAGGAGAGCAAACGAACGTGAGCGAAGAAAGTATCAAGAGAGTAGCCCCCAAGATGGGTATTCTTAACACAAAAGAGGAAAAGCAAGATTTAAGCGATTTAACCGATTGGGAGCGAGTTAAATCGATGAGTGATGCAGAAATCGAGGCTAATGCTTTGTCAGATACCGATGCTCTTCCTTTTGATGATGATTAGGAAAATGCAGTTCTTAAACTTATCGGTTTAATGGAAGAAATAAACCTAGATGTAAAACCAGTTAAACAAAGACTAGCAGGAGAAAAATAAGGATGAAAGAACTTCAAGTAGGGGACAAAATAGCGTCAATCGGTTACAGTTCTGCCTTTTCAGACTACTTTTCAGACTACTTTCGGGTATTTGAGGTAGTAAGAACAACACCAAAGAAAGCCAAAGTAAAATGTTTGAATGACAAAGCATTTAGAGACAGAGAATTTCTCGTCGCCAGAAAGCCTTATTTCAATTCGTTTAGTGAGAAATACTGCTACCGGTTTCAGGGTGATTATACAGGGGGAGACGGGGTTTTCTTTGATGAAGAAATTGAGAACCAATTAACTGAGTATCGAAAACTGAAAAAATTCAAGCGACAAGCTTTCATGGTTTGTGAATGGTCTAAGAATTTAGATTCCTATACAGAAAAAAACCATGTATTGTATGCTAAAATGGCAGAAGTGGCTCAAATTGTGGAAGAAATAAGAGGAAATGAGTAATTTCAAGTTTATCGACTTATTTGCGGGCATTGGCGGATTTCGGATAGCCCTGGAAAGTTTAGGGGGGGAGTGTGTATTTGCCTCTGAAATAGACAAATTCTGTCGACAAACCTATGAGGTCAATTACGCCCATAAACCTGAAAACTCCGACATTCGGGAGCAGGATGAGAACCTAGTGCCAGACCACGACATATTGTGTGGGGGATTCCCATGTCAAGCCTTCTCACAGGCTGGCAAGCAGTTAGGATTTGAAGATGACCGAGGGGTACTCTTTCTGGACATAGTGAGAATCCTAAAAGCCAAAAGACCGAAAGCATTTATCTTGGAGAATGTGAAAGGTCTAATTACACATGACAAAGGGAGAACATTAACGACCATACTGAAAGCCTTGAGAGAGGACTTAGGCTACCTTGTACCTAAACCGAGAATATTGAATGCCAAAGATTTTGGATTAGCCCAAAACCGACGGAGAGTCTTTATTGTGGGATTTCGGGGGGACTTAAATATTGGCTTATTCAGCTACCCCTACCCCGTACCGCACAATAACTATGTCCAAAAGATTCTAGAACAAGAAGTATCCCCTAAATACTACATTTCCCAGAGGTATTGGGAAGGGTTAAAGGCGCATAAGTCCAGACACGAAGGGAAAGACAATGGATTCGGGTATCAGATTCTAGACCCCTACGGTGTTTCTAACACAATAATGGTTGGGGGACAAGGGCGGGAACGAAACTTAATTTATGACCCGTCAATAAAAAAGAGAGAAGGGCTTGACAGTAAATCTAATACAGAGTATATTAGAGTCATGACACCACGGGAATGGGCAAGACTACAAGGTTTTCCAGAAAGTTTTAAGATTGTAGTGTCCGACACTCAAGCCTATAAACAATTTGGCAATTCAGTAGCCATCCCAGTAGTGAGAATGGTAGCACGAAACGTTTTGTTGGGACTCCAAGAAGCTGAACCAGAACTAAGCTTTTTGAATCCGACAGACTGGATACAATTACACTCAGGAATTTAAACCATGATTAACAGTTTAACCCCCTTAAAAACGACCCCCGCTTTAGACACATTTTTCAGTGTTGAAAAAACCCAGTGTCTATGCTATAAAATGCCATCCTATGAGGATGGTTGGGTAATCCGGGGCTTGGGTCAAATAGAAGTAAAAAACCAAAACCATCTAATGTTTGGAGACACTGCCCAACTGGTAAAAGTTCCCGAATATGCTGGAATGGAAATCCCCCTACTTTGTGTGGTAGGATTTAAAATCCTACTAGACTGGTTTGCGTAAAATTAAACGGGGTTTACAGTTTAAAACTAGCTTAGACCCCCAAAAAAATAGGAGTAATAATGTTTGAAACAATACCGTTGGAAATACTTGACAATGATGTTCTTATCACTCTATTATGTGATTTGAGAAATGCGATAACTGATAGTTTAAAAAGAGGGAAAAAAAGCTGTAGCATATTTACCAACCAAGCAGAAGAATTTTACCTAAACGAAATGATACTGAGAGAGTTTGAAAGAGCCTTAACTCCTGAAGTAGGACAAGAGGTAAAAATTAGGAAAGGTCAAGACAGTACGGGTGTTTGCAAATACTTAGTAATAGAGGTTGTTTTAATGAGCCAACATAAAAGATTACAAAAAGAACTAATCCCCCTAAAAAGCCTTGAAAGCTTTAAATTAACCTCGTTCTATGGTTATATGGACAGTCGTTTTCCTTACTCGCCAGTGATGGTAATGGAAGATGGTACAGAATACTGCAATTGTGCCTGTTCTAGTTTAGAAATTTGTGTATCCGCCCTAAACGAGTACGTCTACTGTGATGCGGGGTTTGACTGTGATGCGGTGTTTGTTTTTGTCCTTGAAGGAACCAAAATTATTAGAGGTTGGTATGTCCAAAATTAAGTCTAACCAATTTATCAAATCCCCCCTACGCTACCCCGGTGGTAAACAAAAGGCAGTAGACTTTCTTAGTCTATTTTTCCCCCAAGAAATTGATGCTTTTGTGGAACCTATGGTAGGGGGAGGCTCGGTAATGCTATATGTTCGGCAACATTACCCCAAAGCTGAACTATGGATTAACGACCTAAACCCAGAAGTCTACATTTTCTGGAAATCTGTAAGGGATGATTTGGACAATCTCATCAAAGGGGTAGAAGCATGGCATAGTGTTAAAAAGAACTTTTTAACAAAAGAGAAAAAGTTCTTTGAGTTCCTAAAAAATATATGCCCTGAAACTTTAGGGTTCACGAACAGAGCGGCACGGTGGTATGTTTTGAATCGTGTAACTTTTAGCGGAACGTTAGAAAGCGGGGGATTCTCCAAAGACGCTTTCCATAAGCGTTTCACAATCAGTTCTATCGAACGATTGGCGAAGCTGAAAGGGTTATTGGAGGGGACGGTAATTACCAATATAGATTTTGAAGGTTGCCTATCCACCAAAGCAAAACAGGGGAAGTTTGTCTTTCTAGACCCCCCGTACCTATCGGCTGAGAAATCTAAGCTGTATGGGGTCAACGGGAGCCTCCACACTGGTTTTCCCCATGCGAGATTAAAAGAAGTGGTGCATGGCTTGACAAACCCAGTAATGATAACCTATGATGATAGTGAAGCGGTCAGAAACCTATACCCAGAAGAAAAGTACGAGAAAATAGCATGGGAGTTAGGGTATGGGATGACCAATGGGAAAACGGGAAAAGAGTTAATAATCCGTAGTTATAAAAGTTGACCCGATTTCTACCCTGTTTCAATGGGAACCCAAAAACCCATTTATGCTCTATTAGACCCAGTACAAGTTCGAGAAACCCATTATCAGTTATCAGTCAATAACCATCAACCAAACAAAAAATGAAACCTCTGTATAAATTAGGCAAGTATCACAATTTAGACAAGCTAAACAAAATAGCAACTGATTATTGTTATACCATTAAGTGTTTCGCAACACATAACTTTATACACCCTCTTTATGATACGAGCGAAGACTCTTATGCTTCATGGGGAACGATAGGAGTAAATTGGCACATTGACGACATTTATAAGGGTAGAAAACATTCAATTATCCTAGTTGTTCAAAGTGACAACTATAAACTCTACTCTTCTACAGTAGGCAATAATACTTTAGAAAAACTCTTGAAAAATTGTACTCCCCCTAGAAGTATGGATAATAAAATAAACTCTTTATTAGTCCAAAGAAAAGATACTCAAAAATTAGTCTTAAAAGCGGGAGATATTTTACTACTGGACATATCCTGCTACCATAAGCTGGAAAACACAAAAAAAAACAGAAGACCCTTTTATGTTTATTAGCTTAGATATTGACTTTATTCCAAGAGTCAAGGAAGCGGTCAAGGTTGTCAATTATTTTGTTCACGATTTTTTTGTAATCAATGAGGAGTAAAACAATGGGAGAATATATGGAGACAATCGAAGAAACAATGGAAGAAGATGAAGAAACAATGGGGGAAGAAATTGAAGAATGTATGTCACCAAGCCATCGTCATTTTTGGCTTTGCTGGTATCAATTATCTCTTCTAGAGAAAAAGGTCTGTTTTTATTTCCTTTGTGGGTTCGATAACAAAGAAATTGCTAAAAAACTTTTACTAAAAACTGAAATAGTAAATGATTATACGACGGCAATTTTAAAAAAATTTAATATTTCGACTCAACCTAAGTTTATGTTCTTTTTCTATCAGCATACGGGATGGGATATAGCCAAAGATATGATTGACGATGACGAAGAAGAACAATGCGCTTTATGGGGTGTTCAGAAATGTCTAATTTCGCCTGGAATATGGAAAAATATGTAGTTTACCTCCTTTAAGGCAATATCTAACCAGTTCCTACTAAAACAGAAAGACTAATTAATTTTCACATTGTCAAAACAGGGTTCTGTTTTAGACCCACCCTTGTTGATACTCATTAACATTTACAATAGTTTTCTACTAAGGTTAAAGTCTAAAAGTTTTTTCTAAAACCCCTTGACAGACCCTGGATAACCCTGATATACTGGATTCAACCATTTCAAACAAAACCTATGACTCAATTAACCCCATCAGTCCTAACATTAACCGATGACCAAGTTATGGCCACAAATGAACTAGAAACCTGGTGGAGAATGGGGTTACGAGAGCATCTGCTAATCGGTGCGGCGGGTACTGGAAAATCCACGCTTATAGCGCACTGGATTTCATTACACCCTGAAATCAAGGTGGTGATGCTCGCCCCTACAAACAAAGCGGCCAAAGTATTGAAAGAAAAATTAACCTTTCAGGCGGATGTGTCAACTATCCATGCCATTCTAGGGCTGGTAGTTCAAGAAACTGGGGGAAACTACAAGGTAAAAGGTTCCAGAGTCATCAGAGACTCGGAAAGCCAAATACTGGATACTGGGTCTACAAAAATGGATAACACCTACGACTTAATAATTGTAGACGAAGTGTCTGTTATAGATTTGGAAGTCGAAACAAAAATCCGACAAAAGGCAACAGAAATAAAATCGAAAATCCTATGGGTGGGAGATGAGTGTCAACTTCCCCCGCCAGGTAAAAAACCAAGCTCAGTGTTCAGGATTAAAAGTTCCTCAATCCTAGAACAGGTGGTGAGATTTGATGCTGGGGCTTTAAAGGTAGCCGACTACCTTAGAAAGTTAATCAAAGTCCAAACCCCTGAAAAACCACCATTGGAGCAGATTCTGCGTGGACAGGGGGAACTTGAAGAAAAGTATCACAATGTCTTTCTTCTATCGGAAGGAGATTGGTTCGGAAAAATCAGAGAATATGCGTTAGCTCAAAAGGAATATAAGGTTCTAGCACACAGAAACGAAAAAGTCTGTAGCTATAATAACCTAATCCGAGCTTTACGGGGAATCGATGACAAACCATTTTCAAGTGGGGAGCAGTTATTATCACTAAAAAGAAATCTCTACCAAAAGTTTGAAAACGGTCAAGTGAGAAGAATATCCTTTACCAATGGGGAAGAAGTGGAAGTCGTATTCAGTCAAAAAACTGTAAAACGCTTTTGCGACCCCCTACCTGAAAAAGGCTTGGACATATTCGATGCAAAAGAAGTGGTGGATTTCACTTTAAACTTCCAGCAATGGAAAAACTATCCTGTTGAAGTCTGGGATACCGAAGTGCGGTCATTAGACAGACCTGCGGCATGGAGATTGATTTTTGTTGACCCATCAAAACATGAACAAATGGTGGACACTTTAAATCGTTCAAAAAGTATTCAGGAAGACATACAGTTTGTAACGAACGTGCTTTACCGGGTACAAGAAATGATTACTGGAAAATCAGGATATGACCGAAATATGGACACAGAGAAATCAGCTTCAGAAATTCTGAAATACATAGGGACAGGGACACAGTACAAAGAGGAAGTAATTGCAATTGGAAATGTTTTGCAAAAAAATTGTAAAGCACTATACGGTGCTTATAAAGAATGGCAAAACCTATGTTTCCTGACCTACCACTGGAGTTATAACAATGCGATTACCGTGTATAAATCGCAAGGCTCTGGATGGGACACAGTGTTCGTAGATGGAGAGGACATTTATTCAGCCCCAAACTGGAAGAAACTGCTTTATGTGGCAGTGACACGAGCTAAAAAACAAGTGTTCATTAAGGAGTAAGAAAAAAATGAAGAAAAGGAAGACTAAAAATAAGGGTTTAACATGGGATAAAGTGTCCAAACCCCCGACCTTGGAGGAGATTCTACAAACTCTATGGGAAATGGGACATGAACCCTATAAAGTAAGAAACAAATCTTCATCAAAAAATAAAGGAGAGAATTAAGGATGAGAAAACTAAAACTTGTAACCCCCGTGAGAGTTAGTGAAAATCCTATAGCCCAACAGTACATCGTAATCTCAGGGCTAAGGGGTTCAGGAAAAAGCACTTTGGTAGAAAGCTTAAAAACCCCCTTGAACGCACTAGGAATGTGGCAAAGAATGACCCAAATAGTGCCAGAGTTGTGGGAGAATAACCCTTATATACCTCTTAACCCAGAGCCAAAGTCGAAAGAGGCAATACATTTAACCGAGTTACAACTCCAAAACGCTAAAACACAGCTAATGGTAGGACGATTCTGGTGGGAAAAGGGGTTCAACGTAATCCAAGACACCACTTTTGAAGACATTAAATCCATCTACGCCTCGGACTACTACTTAGGGGAAAAAAGAATATTTGTGGTATCCAGCGCACTTCAGGGGCATAACCCGCACGATTACCCTAAAGAAACTTTAAGGGTATTTTTAAACCCCCCGTTTGAGTTTTTGGTATCCCGAATACAGGGAAGAAGTCGGGGGTACGAGGAGCTAACCCCTATGTTCAAAGAAGCACTAATAGCGGAATACGAAGAATACCAAAAGCTAGTAAGCTATCGTATGTGCTATGACCATAATTCAGGAAAAGTGCTAGAAATAGTTAATCTCCAGTTAGAACCGATGGAAATAGTGGACAGGATAGTGAAAACCATACAAAGATAGGTGAAAACACCTATTGACAGAAAGTGAAAAATTAGATAATATAGAGTTGTAAAGAAAAACAACTCTATATTATTATGGAACCAGTATTTGACAAAGAGACAGAAAGAATCGTAATTCTAACAGAGATGCTAATAAAAGAAAAGTTTGAGACTTTCCTGAAAACACTACAAAAGGCACAAATGCCATTAGTGGGAAAAATATCACTGTATAGTGATACCATAGAAACATTAGTGGGGCTAGGTTATGAAGCAGTTGCAGAAAGATATTTTGACTGGCGTAACCGTTGTTACCCCTTAGAGGAGACAAGAGGGTGGTATGAGGTTTTACCCTTAGAAGTCGAAGGTAATGTTTACTATGTAGGGTACAATTTTAGCTCGAATTATGAGCTATCGGCGTTCCTGTTAAAAAATTACCATGCCTACGTTCTGTGCCAAAGTTTAATATTGGGGGGAAATTACGAAGAGTATGTAAGGATGTTCAAAGTCTCTAAGGCGGATTTGCTGGATAAATGGCTACTTCACCATGGAACCTTGGCCATGTTTGACATGGAAAAAAACCTAATAGCAGGGCAGAAAAATAGAGCAGACCTACTGACGTTTATTTCTGACAATTTCGGTTCAACCATTGTAGCCCTGAGTTAGCAATAATGTACACTTTTCAAGAACAGCTTAAAAAAGGTCAAGCCGTTGAGCAACGGGTAATCCAGATGCTTGAGGAGTTAGGAAAACCTCTCAAATTGGCGGAAATGGTTGACCAAAGAAGGGGGATAGATTGTTTTGTGGGGGAATACTCCTTAGAAATAAAGAGTGACTTCAAAGCTAAACAGACCCGAAACTTTTACTTAGAGATAGAATTACCCCAAGACAAGTTGGGTTGGGTGATGAGTTGCCAAGCAGACCGGTTAGTTCTGGTTTGCGGGGACAATCTATTATTCACAACACCTGACTATCTAAGAAGTAAAATAGAACATTGGAAAAGCAGATACCCTATTAAACCCTGTCACAATGCCAACGGGTATTGGTCAAAAGGAGTCCTTGTACCCTGTAAGGAAGTAAATGGGGAAAGGCTATCCTGGGGCGAAAATAAGGTAAGATTAAGTAAGATATTTGATGTAGGGTTTAACCCAAAGTTAGCAAAATGTTATCAATATTAAAGAATCATCCACCAGTGGTCGTAGCGTATGTAGCGGGGGTAATTGAGGCAAAAGCATCGGTAGGTTTAACTGTAGAAACAGCTAGAGATATTGTCTACCCTAGTATAGAGCTTTACCATAAGAGTGCGGATTACCTGTATCTAATGCAGAGTTATATCGGAGGAACGGTAACGAAGAAAAAAAGGAGTAAACAGTTTAAGCTGTTTGTAAGGTATCAGAATGCGGCGGATGTCCTAGAAGACATAGAACCCTACTGTCTGATACTTAAACCGCTAATTGAAAAACTCTTAGAGTACCAGAATTGGGTGATTAGCAGACCCTGCCCGACTAAATATGGGGCATTTGCCAGAAAACAAACAACGGACAAATACATATTTGAGGTCATACAACTGAAAATAGAAGTAGAAACAGCAAATTCAATGAGCTTAACGGAGTCACGGTTCATTCACCCCGTCACAAAAAAAGTCTTAGGGGAGAAGTTAAGACGACTCTATGGTGGTGAACTACCAGAAGAAACTGAAACCACCCAAGATTAAAGTGAAAGTCTTTAATTACGGAAAAAATGTTAAGCACTAAAGTTCCAAGCATGGTCAACGTGCTAAAAAGTTTGGCACTGGTAGGGGCAGTAGGTCTTGTATGGGTTCTACAATCAGAAAAACTTATCACCGCCCCAAGCCCCCCCAAAGTAATAACAATTTCTAATACCGGAACCCCTTGACATCTAATCTACTCTCAGTTATACTGGGGTTAACCCAACAAAAACTGGTTAAGTGAGAACCAAGCTTAATTAATCAGGGTTAAACCCCCTTTAACTGGGGTAAAACGGGCAGTTAGCTCGTGTTAGCTTGTGGAGTGGAGTTAAGCCGTCTTACCCACTGTGAAGCAAGAAATCAATGTTAGTCAAAGTAAACATTTTTATAACGGTCTAATGCCAAGGTTAAACGAAGTAGGAATCCCACTTATCCCTGAATCCATGCGGAAGCAACTATTCGGAGGGGAACGTCAAAAGCCCTTCGCTGGTAGTGTTAAATTGGCTAAAGCTGAATTAGCCCGATTTGGACTGGATAATGTGGAAGTCGATGTACCAGAAGACATTGAATTTGAGTTACCCCCACTACAGGGGGCAGACCTGGAAGAACATTTCAATAAAATAGCAGAATCCCAAGCCCAACCTTATTTATCTATCGCAGAACAAATGGCCAGAGCCGTTATTCCAGCGAGACCCCACGAAATTCTGTTACGTCCAGGTTGGACGTGCTATGAACCAGGTGAAGAACCCTACCCCGTTCCGTACCCAGCAGAAGATGGACTGGTGTATGACGTGGAAGTTGCTGTAAGAAGTTCAAATTACCCTGTGATGGCTAGTGCTGTCTCACCCGTAGCTTGGTACTTTTGGGTTTCTCCGAAGTTGGCAACAGATGGCAGTGATGTCCTCTGTCCGCTAGGAAATAGCCCTAAACTGGTAGCTGGGTGGAATTGTTCTTATGATAAACAAAGAACCCTTGAACCGTATAGCCTAGAGTTAGGCGGACTCCGATTTTGGGATGTCATGTCCATGCACCAATGCGTGGGAGGGCTTTCTTCTAAACAACGTCCCCTAAGTCTAAAAAATGCCAAAGCAAAAGCTAATGGTGAGGACGCTGGATTAGATTATGCCTCTGCATGGCTTGATGTAAGCTCTGGTAATTCTTTAAAAGATGCCGCTCGGTTATACCTGGGTGTTGAGATGTCCAAAGACGACCGAGATTATTTTGTTACTGGAACCTTGCTTGAAATCAAAAATCGTTTTCAACAATTAGCTGACTATTGTGTGAAAGACACTGAGATTACCTTCAAACTTTATAAGCTATTGTGGGCAAGATTTCGGGAAAAATGCCCATCTAACGTGACTTTCTTTGGGATGCTAGAAATGGGTACGGCTATCCTGCCTATTACCCGTGAATCGTGGTTCGGTTATATAGACAGAGCCGAAAGTAAATTTGTTGAAGAAAAAACCCGTGTTGAGAAACATTTGCGTCTATTGGCAGATGAAGCGGTTGAGGGATTCTTAAACGGGAGTCTTGACCCAAAACTAGACCCGTGGTTATGTAATCTGGATTGGACTATGCCTTCTTCCCGGGCAAAAATCATGAAGGATAAGCCTGAGTGGTACAGAAAATTATTTAAGGGGGAAAAAATCAATCTAACGGTGAAAACCCAGTGTACTCCTTACTTACTTCGTTTAAAATGGTTTGACTACCCACTCTACCACCATCCCAAAAGAAAATGGGGCTTTGTGACACCAGTTGGGGAAGAAGTCGAATCCAATTTAGACCCAATTTATCTAAATGATGTCGGGGAAGAAGTGGGGGAAACTGAAGCGACTAAGGTGTACTACCCTATACCCCATAAAGACGGGGATGACTCAAATGTGGGTTGCCCACTATCCAAAGATTATTTGTCTGAAATGGAGAAAGGGGTGCTAAACTCTGATTTCCCTGAAGCAAAACAAGCTCTTGAAGCGGCAATTTCCTGTTCGTACTGGGTATCAGTACAAAGTCGGGTAAAATCCCAGTTTGTTGTGATGAACAAAGACAACCAAACGGGATATATTATTCCCCAGATGGTGGTAGCAGGGACAGTCACGGGACGGGCAGTAGAAAGCACTTGGCTGACAGCATCTAACAGCAAAAAGAACCGTATAGGAAGCGAGATTAAAACCACAATTCGGATTCCTGAAGGTTATTTGCAAATCGGTGCTGATGTTGACAGTTAACACAATGGCTGTCGTTAAATCCCTTTAACTGCTGGAAAATCCAGTTAAGCCTTTACACCACGACCCTTTTAGGATACAATTAGGGTAGCGTTTAAAAAGTTAAAGGTTATGGACAATCAGCAGGAAAGCCTAGCTACAATCCCCGGTTTTAGATACTACAGTGCCTCTAAAACGGGTCGTATCTACTCCCACCTAACACAAAAATACCTGAAGCCTGTACCAGATAAGTGGGGTTACTACCGAGTGACCGTCAAAGATGACAATGGTAAATGGTCTAAGAAAACCATACACCGATTAGTTGCTTTCGCTTTTTTACCAAACCCTGAAGGGTTCCCAGTAGTTCACCACATAGACGACTGCAAAACTAATAATTGTCTTGATAACTTAGAATGGTGTACCTACTCTCACAATAACCGCATGGATTTTGTTTTGAAGGGAGAGGGAAGAAAGGTCAGAAGAATGAAAGGTATAAACCAATTTGCTGAAACAAGAGAACGTATTAAAGATAGGGTATTGGAACTTAAAGCCCAAGGATTATCTAACGTTCGGATAGGAAAGCTAGTGGGAGTTTCAGGTGTCACGGTGGGAAAGGTTGTACAGGAATCTTCATCGACTAGAGAAAAGCTCAATAAACTAGAGGATAAGGAAGTTATAAAAATCTTTTTGGATGATGGGACTCAATCTGGTATAGCCGAGAAATACTCTGTTAGCCAAAATACAGTCTCATGTATAAAGAGAGGTAAGCTGTACCACAAACTCTTAAAGTCTAAAGGCCTAGTATCGTAGGGCTTAAGCAAGCTCGAAATGGGGGACACGGGAAACCGTGAAGATATAGTCAAATCTGTAGGGAAACTTACAGAGAATAGTCGGAAGCGGGCTATTCGTAATACAAATGCAAGAGTTATGGTTATCCGACTTATTTGGTGATTCAAAGGTAGGGCTTATTGGGGGAACCCCTGCCAGTTTCCAAACCCTAGCGGGGCGCAAGGAGGATGGCAGTGATGTCCATTCAATGACCGCAAAATTGCTGGGTGTGACCAGAGATGAAGCAAAAATTTCGGTCTACAGCCGGAGATATGGAGCCGGGTTAACTGCGATGACTAATTATCTGAGACAGTTCCGAAAATCTTTGACTTCCTCTCAGGCTAAACAGATTGCCACAGAGATGTTTACCAAAACCAAGGGGAAGAAAATTGAAGGACAATGGAAATTGGGTAGCGAGTCTGCAATGTTCAATGAAATGGAAAGGGTTGCTACCTCCCGCGACCCCCGAACCCCCGCTTTAGGGAGAACCTTAAGCGACGCTTTGCACCCCCGGTATACTGGTAATCGGGACTTCATGACCTCCAAAGTAAACTGGGTTTGCCAAAGTTCTGGTGTAGACTTTATGCACCTCTGTCTAACCGCCACATCCTATCTATGTCGAGAGTACAAAATTAACGCCCGCCTATGTATCACGATTCACGACGAGTACCGTTACATCGTAAAGAAAGAAGATTCAGCGAGGTTTTGCTTGGCCTTCCAGATTGCCCACCTCTGGACTCGTGCGATGTTCTGCTATTCAGTGGGGATATACGACCTCCCCGCATCAGTAGCATGGTTCTCTGGGGTGGACATCGACTTCACAATTCGTAAGTCTCCAGACAGTCCAGCGATTACACCAAGTCAACCTCAAGGATTACCGTTAGGAAAACTCCGAACGATGCCTGAGATTTTGAAAGCAACTGGTGGTTCTTTAACTAAATAGGCCTTAAAAAAGGGGGTTTCGATGCCCCCTTTCGCCCAAAGTAGTTCTGAAAAGCAAGGGGTAAAAAATGTGGATTGAATATGTAAATGCAGATGTCATTAGGCTTCTAATTGCGTTAAGTCCAAATAAAATGGCTAGAATGGAGGAATTAGAGGAACTAAAATTAGATGACTTAGAATTAGCCTTAGTATTTGGTATTGAGTTGGGAGCAGTAGAAGTGGTAGAACCAGTTATTTATTTTGCCAAACCAGAAGCATATTTCAGACTGTCCCAAATGGGATTAAAAATGAGAATTTACTTAGAAAAATTAGACAACCTTTTTAGCGATGCGTAAGAAAAAGCAAAATACAGAAATCAATACCCGTCTTTTAAAGTTAATCCTTAAAGCGGGGTTTATCTTGGGGGATACAAAGAACCCTGAATTAAGGTATTTAGCCAAGTTAGGGTTAATACGTCCAGTGGCGTTAATCGGAACAAGTCATGAAGTCTATATTATGACTTTTAACGGTGAATATTTCTTAAGAACTCAGTGCTTCTCGTAGAAAGTATGTAAAATCCAAGATGTCCACAAACCAAAGATAGCTTGAACAGACGATACCATAGTAAAATAAGTAGAGAACGAGGTTAAAAGTGGTAAAGGGGCAACCCTAACCAGATTTACTAGGGTAATAACCAAAGGATAAGTACGAGATACCCAAATTAAAGTTTGAGCATTAGCTTTGGGGATAGGCTCAGACTTTTGTAGTTTATTTCGGAGAAAAAAGCTTAAAACAGGTATACTAAAATCGACAAGACTAGACAATAAAAGTAAATAAGTCTGTTGGAGTTGGTCATCACTAAGTCCACCAAATAGACGAACCAGGGTCGTAGAAAAATAGATTACGCCAACCCCCACAAAGAACTCCCTACCGATTTGGGACTTTACATCTGCCATTTCCAAATTATTTGCCACTCAAATATTGCCCCAAATCTGTTAAAAGTTTCAAAGTGAACACATCCAAATATTGAGCGTAGTTATCACTGATAGAATTAAAATCATCATCGGGGGGAGGGGAGAGTAAGTTCCCACCTGCCTTATTAGCAGAAACAATAACGGATAAGCGGTAGGAATCAGAAACCTGAGTAATAGTGACTAAAATCTTAGTTTTCTCCCAAAAAACCGGAGTAATTAAACCCTTAGTGAAACCTAAATCAGCCCTAACATTCTCATTAGAACGAACAATAAGAGCTTGAGGGAACCGATGTTTTAAAAAGACGGAGACAGATTGAGTAAGAGCATTTAGAGTCCCCGCACTCATAACACAGCCCTTACTAAGCTCTAATGGGGAAGACTGAAGGCTATATTTTCCAAGAAAGAAAATGGTTGTATCCAAATTGTAGGTTAAATTTAAGGGAGTACCAGGATAGCAAAACTTCGCTGGTGGGGGGTTCAGGGCGGGGGGATTATTATCTTGAGCTTGAAAAAGGAAAACAGCTATCATGAGCAGTTCCCAAAAAATAAGGGATAGATAAATAAAAATTCGTAACATAAGTTTACTAACATGGTCTGCCTTAGTAGAGTGGGTGCTACTCTTAAAAAAGTCTTAACGCTCAATATTAATTGATGACTTGACAAAAGGAGTTCACACGGTCTATGATAAAAAAACAAAGAAAACCCCAAGAGGTAAAAATGGAAAAAATGGAAGAAATGGAACTTTTAAGCCCTTCGTATCATGCGGGCAAACTTCTGGATGCACAATTGCGTAAAGAGGAAGAACTAAGCTTAAATGCAGAAGATTCCGTAGAAGTGCCTGGGGAAATCCCTACCCCTGAATACTGGGAAATACAAGGGAAAAGGATTTACCCAGAGAACAAAGTGGTGTACTTTGCTTGGACAGGAGAAAAAGCAGAGTTATTGCTAGGCGTAGTTCGAGCAGTAGAAAATACCAAGTTGGTCTTATCCGTGAATGGGAAAACGGTAAACTTATTCCCTGGGGAAAAAACGGTTGCTATTGTGGAATAATCCCTATACAATGGGGAATATTGAAAGTTCTACCCTAAAAGAGCTTGAAAAAGCCCAAAAAGAGGGTAGAACTCCTATTATTGTGGACACTAAGGGGGGAGAGTTAGATATAGCGATAGAGTTAGCCCAAATGTGTAGTACACCTGTACTGGTCAGAAGGGCTATAAGTGCGGGCGGTGTATTCGCACTACTGATAAAATCAGAATTAAGATTTTGTGAAAAAGGTGGATTCCTATTGCTCCATGAGCCAGTAGCGAGCAAGAAACTACTATCAGAGAAAGAAGCGGAAATAATAGTTGACAAAAAGATAGAGTTAGTAAAAGAATTACAGAAAGTTAACCCCCAAATACCCTTTGAGCAGTTTAGCAAATGGTTGAAAAAGGGTATTTGTTTTGCGGACACGGGGTTAGCAGAAAAATTCTTCTTTAAGGTGGAAAATGAAAACCACCCCCAATAGTCTTTAACGCTGGTATGTAATTTTAAGGGGGATTTCTTTAATCCCCTGTTTTAGTGTGGCGGACAATAGTGGAACTACCGTGTTTCGGAAAGTAGCACGATTTTCGATAACAATACACCCTGCTGAACCTGGGACATTGGCATCATCGTGTAAACCCAGTTCAGACCGACCATAACCGGGGACGGGGGAGGGTAAAATAGGGTAAAACATACCTTCAATACCTTTGGTAGCAAGAAAATAACCTTCAGTAGAAATGGTGTATTCACTATAAGGGGGTAACAAACCCTTACCTTTAGTCTTATAGTGGGTGTGATTCTGAAACCCAGTAGCACCAGAAGTAGCGACTACGGCACAAAGTTGTTTGCCCTCCGAATCACGAAGAACAAAAGTACCCCAAAGTAGTTCGGTACTTTGACGAGGACGAAAAATATATTCAGCAGAAACAGGATAAGACATAGAAAAAAGTCTAAAACAGGGTGAACCATTTTAGGAATCGAGCGGGGGGTTTACTTTTTTTTTTTTCTTTTTCTAGGGTGGTCAAATCAAGAGCATTTAACTCCCTATCTCCTGTAAATAGTTTTGGGCGTTATTGTCTATCAACAACGAAGACTTCAAATACTAATGGGGTAAATAGGGTGGTAGATTCCCCCCCCGACTACGCCCAAAACAGTTGAAAAAGGGGGAAAAGTAAGTGACAATTAAAGAAATATTAAATCCAATAGGGAATAACGTGATTAATTGGATATTCCCAACAAATAATGAATGGGGAATACCCGTCTTGAGCTTAGATATGCAAGGAAAATGGCCAGAGTTACCAATAAACATCTGGGGAGCAAAGGCAAGAACGAATAAATTAAAGGGAACAATATTCCATTACACTGATGACTATAGAATGTCGGGACATTGGAAAAATCCCTCAAAACTGATTGAAACAGAAATAACTTTAGTGGGGGAAGTAAACTATACGATTTCCTTACAAAGTCCAAAAGCAATAGCAATCCAGAAGGTATTCCAAAAAAGATGGCTATCCCGTTATTGGGGGGAAGCGGGGATAAAAATCCTAGTAGACCTGAATGTACCGACGGAGTTTGAAGAAATCGCCTTATTAGGAGTACCGAAAGGGTGGAAAGCCTACTGTACACATGGATATAGTGAAAGAATCCAAGCAACATACGATGAGTATGAGATGGCCTGTCGTCATGCCCAGAGTAGAGAAATCTATTTCACAGTATACGGGGGAGGACGGAAGGTAAAAGAGGAGTGTGAAAAGATGGGATGGGTTCATGTAGTGGAGGAATCTGACAGAGCGAGAGGAAGATTCAAAGATGAATTTTCGATAAAAGATTATGTGGTAGAGACTGCTAAAGTAGTAGAAAGTCAAAAAGTCAGGGCATTTTAGGGGGGGTGTGATTTCCGCCCAAACCAGATGTGGACAGTCTAATAATGGAATACAGGAAGAAACTAAGATGGTAAAGCCAACCGGTGGAGACGGTCGCCCTGACCGTAGAGAGAGAAAAAAATCGAGTCCTAACGTAGTAGAGCGTGCGTTTGGGGCAGTAGGAGACAATCAAAAAAAGAGAGATTCCGCTTCGAGGACTGTAGAGGAAGCTTTTAAAAAAGGCAGAAAGGGTTAAACCACCTTTAACTAAGGTAAAGTCTAAAAGTTTTTTCTAAACCCCCTTGACATCCAATCCACTCTCTGTTATACTGGGGTTAACCCAACAAAAACCAGAACCTGAAATGGCTGTATTAGAACCAGAAAGACCAGATGATAATGATTATCATAAGCTAGTCGAAGCGCAAATAGACCTGCCACTAGAGTACCAATTAAAACTATCACTACTGCTGAGAGCAATAGAGGCAGAGTTTTCGCTGGATAAAGACCCGTCAGCAACACACATTAGATTCCCGAAAGAAGACTTACAAAAAATTGTCAACCGACTAAAAGGAATGTACTCCGAGATGTACTGTAATATGGTAGCAACACAATTGTTCACCCAGAAAGCATTAGCGGAGAAATGGGGCATTGAAAAATGACCCCTGACAACCATAATCAGCCAATAAAAACCCTATCAAACTAGGGTTTTTCCCTAGTCAAAAAATATGCTTGAACAAGAAAGAAACGAGAAAAAGAAAGAGTTATTTAACACAATACCCTATGGATTAGCCCTTACTGGACGGGTAAGGGACTGGGGTAAACAACCTCAAGGACGACTCCCAGTTAGCTGTACTGTGTTCGATGTCCAAGACAGTATGGAAGGTAAAGACGGTATCGAAGATTCTTGGTTATTTACGAGTCACGGATTAAGAAATGCGGCTGGAGTAGCAATTAATCTATCGAATCTAAGACCTGCGGGGACTCAGAATGAGTTAGGGTTAACGGCATCTGGGCCAGTAAGTTTTACGGAGTTCTATTCTAAGATGAATGAAATCCTCCGTCGTGGGGGAATTTTCAAAAACGGAGCTTGCACGATTTACCTAGACTACGACCACCCTGACATTGAGAAATTTATCAATTGCAATGAATTTGCCAATGCGTGGGTAAAATTGGCAGTCTATGTAGACGAAGGAATCCGTAACCACCCAATCAAGAAACTACTAGCTAAAGCAGTAGACGAAGGTACTGTATGGTTAGCCAAGAAATGGTGGGATAAGGAGGGAGAACGTCTGTTCTCAAACGTTTGCCTTGAAATCGGGCTTAAAAGTCGTGCGACCTGTCTAATCTCTAATGAAAATTACGGATTACTGGAGCCAGAAGACTTCCCACAAGCATATCGGGAAGGGGCAGAATGGCTGTGCCAACTCCATGCAATCACCGGTGTGGGAGAGACAGGTCGATACCTGAGTCCTGAAGAAGACCGACAAATAGGATTAGGGGTTATTGGATTAGCATCGTTTTTAGCGATTCAAAAAGTAAAATACGCTGAATTTGTCGATGCTTTGGAAGAATACGAAATCCTAACTTCAGGGTTCCGGGAGGACATCATCAAAGAGAACGAAGGGAATGACTATTTCATTGGTGGATGTTCGAGACCAATATACCTAGTCCATAAAATAGCTCTAGGCTTCATGGAAGCGGCGGTAGTGGGACGTAAGTACAATATGGATAGAATCTTTACTGTAGCTCCAACTGCAACGAGTTTCACAAAAAACTTTGACAAGTTAGGGTATGCAATCACCCCTGAAATCAGCCCACCGCTAGGTCGGGAAATTGAAAGAACATCCGAAACATTTGGTTCACAGATGTTCGCTTTTCATCCCGATGTAGAAATTGCGTCGGAAGTAGGGTGGGACGTTCAATGGAGACTACTGAACGGATGGCAACGGTTGATGGATTCCACTGGATTAGGTCATTCGATTTCTTCCAACATTTGGGATACTTGCCCTGTCAATGAACAGTTCATTGACGACTTTATGGATGCGGACATCAAAACGACCTATTATCGCCTCTCAACCCTTCAACAGGCAAATGACAAATCTGGCTATATTTCAGATGAGGCACTAGAAAAATTAGGTTATCTTCCCTCGAAAGAAATGGATGAAGTAGACGACTTATTTGCGGAGTTATTTGGAGAAACCGACCCGACCCCAACCCCTGTTCAACCCGTGTGCAACATTGGTGACGGGTACTGTGAGGCCTGCGGCGGAGACTAACTCTAGTTCTAAAAGGGTTAACCAAAATTTAACCAAGTTAACCCTTGACAAACCCTTTGAACCCTGTTAAAATAGTAAAAACACCAAGAGCAAGATTTAGACATGGAAGAATACACTAGAGAAGAATTAATAAATATATCCCGTATTCTCCTGTTCGGTTTGCATCTACAAGCAACGGAAGCGGGTAATGGAAGCGGGTTAAGTACAAGAACTGTAATATCTGGGGAGATATGGGATAAGATGTATGAAGGTGAATTAACCTTTTACTTCCTTGTAAATCCTGATGGGGACTTAGTAATCACTACCCAACTCCAGACGACCTAATTTTCAACCCAATGTCTAGTACAGGTGTTCTTCTATAACCCAATGTCTAGTACAGGTGTTCTACTATAAACCCAATCTAAAGGTGAAAAATGGCTAAACTCTATGTGACGAAACTCTGCCTGACTAATGGGGTATACGAGGCAGAAGGGGATATTAAGGGGGAATCCTCCTATGTCCATCTGAGATACAGTTATGGTGCGAAAGACTATCTTCAGTTGGGGAGAGACGTTTTTGAGTCAATCGAAGAAGCTAAAGAAGATTTCCTAAAACGAAAAGAAAAAGAAATCTCAAGTATGGAAAAGAAATTGGCTGAGTTAAAGGAATTAGAGTTTTTCTATGCTAAAAAGGTAAATACTGTTGACACCTGACTAACCAAGTGTTATACTGTGATTAAATCAGCAAAGCGGAGATTTCAAAATGGCAATTAGACTGGAGTTAGAAGGTGGGAAATATATCATTGTTCAAGAAGATAAACCACACCAATTTTACGCATTACGACACGGTGAAAAATGGCGAGATTTAATGGGAGATGGCTTGGTACTAGCATTGTGTCAGCAGTTAAGTGACACACAGGAACTAGCCCAGAAACTACAAGACAGCCTAACTTTCGTAGAGGAAGAAATACTTGAACTCGGACAATACTTTGAAGAACGGAACAGAAATTATCCCCTGAAATGACCCCCTAACCGGTAAAAAGAGATGGAACTACTTCACTACCCAACTCAAAAACAAATGGAAATGCTCAAAAATCAAGCTGAAAAAATGTTAAATAACCAAACCCCAGTACTAACGATGCTAAAACCTGAATTTGCTGACTTAAAACCATTACCGAAACTGGTTATCTGTTTTGGGGAGTCTGGCTCTGGGAAATCGGAGTTCCAACGGATTTTAGAATCTTGTCTCCATTTTTCCTGGATTCACCCAATTAATGACTTTAAACAATTCCTGGAGCGAAAATTTGGTTTACAGGAGGGGGCGATGCACACCCCTGAAGGAAAAGCCACAAAGTTTGAGTTCAATAAGTTTTTATCCAAAGACTTAGAAATCCATCTGTATTGGTTCTTAGCAGACCACTATGGTATTACCGGAATTGAAACGCCAGACTATGTTAATGGAACAGGGAAAACACTAGGTACAATCACCAGACTAATGGTAGACCGTATATTTGCCCAAGCCAAAACTTTAGGGGAAATAGAAACCCTGGCTTGGAAAGAAATGAAAGACATTGACCCTCATTTTTCTCTACCCTATGTCAGACGAGAATTAACCCGGTTACTGCGAGAAGGCAAGGACGTAGTAATGTTGGCAATAAGAAACCAGCATGAACAAGTTTTAATCCAGGAGGTAATGGAGCAAGGTAACTGTATTCCCCATTTAGTAAAAATTAACCGTCCTGGTTATGAAGGCTTATTTACTGATGTGGAACAAGATGAGATGTTCAATGCTTTGCATGGGGTAGTTCCTAAAACCCAAATCTACTTGAGGACTAATTACTTCCCCACTTTAGCAGAGTGGAAAGCTGAGTGTTACGAATTAGGGTACTTTCTGAAGTATAGTCTGGGTTTACCAGGTTTGACCCTATCTTAACCACAATTTAACGATGAGAAAATAAAAACATTAAAATCTCTTAATCAGAGAATTTCCGAATTAGAACAGTTAAGTTTTTCAGTCCAGACCCGTTCTGAACTATATAAACCTGTCTAGACCCGTTCAGACCTTGTTAACGCCCAAACAATACAGCCCAGTGTAGCCAAAAGCCGCACTGGGTATAGCTTTGTGTCCGCCCAGACCAAAAAGTTAAAAAACAAAAAAAATTTGGATGAGGAATAACTGACGCTTTAGGGGATACTTAAAAGAGGGGTATGGGGGGTCTACGGTAGAGTTTAATCGGGGCTAGAACAAGCGGAACAGGGGTAAGACAGGGTTAAGATAGTTAACCATTGCAAAGAAGCTTTAAAGGGGGTTAAACTAGGGATTAACCAATCCAGACTAAGGAGTAGATTTAGGAATAGATAGGGCTAGAACCCCAGCAATAAGGGTAGTAGTGGCATCTACTAATTTGGGGGCGTACTTATCGGGTTCTTTAATGGATAGGATACCTAAAAAAACAAAGCCTATAGAGGCCAGGTACATAATTATCTGACAGGGTTTCATATTACATGAGCTAGATTACACATTTAGGATGAGCGATTGTGGGATGCTAGTTTTACTCACCAGTTTGCAAGCAACAGCTAATGCTTAATCGAGAAGAATATGGTTGTACTAAGTATACGCCATGCAACAAGGTGACTGTAAGAGTATGGTTGTACTGGGGTAAGGCTGTACTAGGGATACAAAAAAGCTAGTGGACTGCTTTTAAACTGCCCACTAGCTTTTTTGTACAGAACGTGCTTTAGGGTGATTCCTGGTACTGAACCCCGTTAGTTCCTTTTGATACTAGATAAGCTGAAAGAAATTTGCCGCAACAAACTGTCCTACAGCTAACCCCATGTTAAAAGAATCAATACTAGCCTCCCGGACGTGAACTCCGCCATAAACACGGCTGAGGGCATCTTCCAATCCCGCTTCATAGAAGCTATCGAAATGACGAACGATACCTGGAAGTTCTTGGGAGACAGCACTAAACACATAGTTGTCACCAAAATACTCGGTCATCACTCCCGCAAATGCTCCCCCCATGGCAGAATGTCCTGACATATAATCTGGGAAAGGTGGGGAATTAACCCCCATTAATTCTGACAGCAAGGGTTTCCAATTGGGGTCGCCCACCGTATCAGCTATCCCGTCATTAGCCGCAAATCCTCCAGCAATTACGTCATCGGGGCGAGGTTGGAGTTCAGTGTATTTTTCTTTCCAAGCAACGATTACCGAATCTGCCAGCGCAGTATTTAAAGCGGCAAATAGGCTGGCATCTTCTTGTAAGGTATTGCCCTCACGCACGGCGATTTCTTGAGCAATTTGATTTAAGTGACCATAGGGACGGAAGGTATCAGCCCGGTCATAAGCCCAGAAAACAGCCATTTCTGTCTGGTCTGCATTGCGTAAAGTGGTAGTGAGAGCAGTGTTTTCCAATCCCCCATAGAGCCGGACTTCTTCAATTTCTTGGGCATACAATGTAGGATTTGTGTCAGGACGGCCATCAAGAGTCACATCAAGTTGATTGTCCGCAACAAACTGGTCAATGTCGCCAATTGTCCAAGTATCTACTCCCCCCCAATTCGCACCAACTGCTACCCCAGCAGTAGGGCCGGAGGTTTCTGGTCGCCAAACGTAGTCTCCCAGTGGCGGAGTGAAAGGTGTATTGTCGTTAGAACCATCATTAGCCCGTAAATTGATGCTCTGATTGGCCACTGAAATACCAAAATCAAACCCCTGGCTTTTCGCAATGGCACTGTCCTGAATCTCTGCCAGAGAATTAGATAATTGCTGTGAGAACAAACTACTTTGTCCAGGTAATTGAGTAGAAAGAACTTGATAAGCCGCACCAACTACCGCCGCCTCTAACGAGGTATTTGTTGGTGCGTTCACATTTACAGCGTAGGAGGGATATAAAGTGTTGAAGGCATTGACCGTATCATAGACGGCAGTAGAAACCAACGCCATTAAGCGAGAACCTACTGTCGGTGCGACTCCCCGACCCGCTTTTCCTTCAGCTTGAATTGCATTTAAGGCGACCGCATTCCAGTCGATGACGGCGTTAGTATTGAGTCCCGATACTAATTTACTGGTGACATTATTGGTTTCCAGTTGTTCGGCAATTTGGTTATTTGCATCAACTTGAGCGATGAGAAAGTAAGCCCCTGGAGCGATGACTGAAGTATTGTTTTGATACGTTAAGTCCAAGGTAACTGACTGCCCAGCATTTAGGTTCAAGTTTGTGCTGACACTGGTGAGTAAGGCATCGTTACTGTCAATCTGACCGTCAGTAGAAATGTACAGGTTGACAGTAATGAGACCATTGGCAATCCCCGCTCGATTGGTGACAGAACTGAGACCTTTATTGGTAAGAATTACCTGTGCGCTTCCCTGAGACCCGAAGTCAACCGTAGTTGGTAAATTTATCGTGCCAAAACTGGCCACTAAATCTGGTAGATTAGGAAAGTTGAACATTTGACTCCTTTATTAAGTATATGTCTAATATATCAGGGTTTACTAGGTATTGTCAAGCCCTCATATATTAGAATAACTTATCTATAACTATGGGCGTTGCTTATACATGGATACACCGATTGACAATATGGTTAAGGATGGACTAAGATAGACAATACACCCAAAATAATAACAGACCCTAGATTAGGATAAAAGATATGTCAGAGCAAGCGATTTTCGGTAAACTATTCAAGGCCAAGAGAAACTGGTCTGTAATGCCGATACAATCTGGAAACTGTGTACCTGGAGCAGAAAAGACCGTACAGAAAGCACTTCAGGCACGGTTATTGGAACTACCCGTAGGCGAATGGATTAAAGAAGGAGCCAGACGGGAAAAGCGTTGGTTAAGCGAAGATGGCTTGCGTTTGTTGGCCTCTAATTTTAAAGATGAGCAAAAACACGATGAGCAATTAGATTATTGCTACCGTAACTTAACTCTATGTGACCGTGAGACTAAAGCGGAAATAGAAAAGGAATCTCAAGAAATCATCCAGAAATGGTTCAAGATGGGTGAAAAATACCACCCCATCTTAGTCACTTGGATTGCTGAACAATCTGTATTCTTTCCCGTACTAACCATCTACCGAAGACTAGGCGGTGTACAGTTGGCTAGTGTGGCCTCCGAGATTAGTCGAGATGAGGCTATCCATGCCCGTACCAATGGTACTATGTCAAAAATGCTAGGTCAACAAATAACGCCTGAATTAGACGACCTAAGACAGGAAACGATGGAATGGCTCACCAGTGACTTAGATGGCTCTATAGATGGCATTTACGGGCAACAGAAAAGCTATCTTGACCAGTCTTACAAACTACTACATGAGGGAAATTATATAGAGTTTAAAGATACCAGTGCCGCTATCATGGTGGGATTCTTTGAGACCCACCGTAGCCATATCCCCCGCTACGGAACCGTATAGTCCTAACCCTTGCAATAAACCCACCCAATCAAGGGTGGGTTTTGGATTTAATAGGGAGGTTCAAATTGTCACGGCTTTTGAAGGAACAAGCACCCTAGAACATTCGAGGGGTTATCCGAATCTCGGACGATTGCGCCAGGGGCCAAGCAGTCCGTTCGCCCTTGCTTACTAGCGGCCGCCGCCACTAGCCCCGATACAATGTAAAACGTCCCATCCACAGGGTCGGGTAATCCCACAATTTCCCCGTAGATGACAGCTTCTACAGGGATACCGTCAATAGGTTCCGATGGTTGGTTGTCCAGTTTAACACGGGGGAGAATCCCTGATGCTGGGATTTCTTTGTGAATCACGATTGATTCTTTGGTTCCCAAGAATTGTTTCTTAGCATCCTGAGTGATGCTAGTTCTGCCTAAAATTGTGATGTTGTGCGGGGTAGCGTTTATTAGCATAATCTTAGCTCCGTTGGTATGTTACTACTATATCAGGGTTTATTAGGTATTGTCAAGCCCTAATTAATAAGGATTTCTTATAGTTGAATGATAAGAAATCCTTATAGGGGTTAGTCTTTTTTGGCTAAATATTCCCGATAAAGTCTTTCCCGCTCTATCCAGAAACTGGACGGAGTTCCTAACACTAACTCTATCTGTAAAGCGGTATCGCTAGTAATCTCCGCTTTACCTTTTATGACCTCATTGATAGTCTCTCTTGGTCTGCCCATGCGTTGGGCGAGTTCCGATTGAGACATATTTCTTTCCTCTAGGATTTCAGCAAGGGTTTCACCTGGTGGAGAAATAAAATCCGGTACATACCTGTTCTCAATAGTATTAGTCATGGGTGTCATCTTAGAAGTTCCTCTTGTTTTGGTTTGAATCTGGTTAACCCGGTGAAGTGAGTGGGTTAACCCTTTGCTTATGTTTCCATTATGCCTTACTTTTTAGGGTCTGTCAACCCTTTTTAAAGTGGACACTTTCTAAACTGTCCACTGTCTCACTTAGTAAGGTTTGCATTCACCACTGACCACTTCCAAGTCCGTACAGACTTTATTATTCGCCAGTGGTGATTCCTGAGAGAGATTAACCACCCCCCACAGAATAAAAGGAGCCAATAAAGTAAATACTGCCAGTGTGTAAATTTTGTTCATTGCACATTTCCGTTCTATGTATCAATTATGCCTTACTTTTTAGGGTCTGTCAAGTAGGTCAATCATTAATCTTTCTCATAGGATTGATAATGGTAACTTATATAAGATTAGCTTAACCGTTAGATAGTTTTTACTTATATAAGTCTTACTTAAGAAATTGATAAGGCTACCTTATCTGAGGGCGGCCTTTAAGATTTATTTATTTTTGGTTTTATCTAGTAACCGTTGTACCCGTTCTTGCATCTTTACCCACGCATAACTTGTATAGGCATAGGTGAACCTACCCACTCACGCACCTGCAATGGACTCCCCTACACGCACCTGCAATGAACCTACCCACTCACACACCTGCAATAAACTCCTTTACCTGCAATAAACCCACCCCTGATTAAGATTGCAGGGGTGGGTTTATTGGTATGTATCCATTATAGCAAAGTTGGGTCTAGGTTGTCAAGCCCCAATCAATAAGGATTTCTTATCATTCAACCATAAGAAATCCTTATTGGGGTTAGGCTTTAGAGGTTAAAGCTTCAACTAATTGGGCTTTTTTCAAACTTCCATAGTTTTTAACTTTTTTCTTACGAGCCATAGCTTTCAATTCTCGGATATTTAGGTTTGTAAGGGTAAAATCAGGGACAGGTTCAACGGTGGCAGGGACAGGTTCAAGGGTAAAATCAGGAACAGGTTCAGGGGTAAAATCAGGGACAGGTTCAGGGGTAAAATCAGGGACAGGTTCAGGGGTAAAATCAGGGACAGGTTCAACGATGGTCGGAGGGGTTTCTACCCCTACAAAGGATTTATGGGGGGTTTTAGTAAAAACCTCGTCAATGAAGTGGATACAAGCTGATACCGATGCAAAGAACATTAGAACAGAGATACTAAAATGAACCGTTTGTCCTAGAATTAGATTAGCCAGTTGATAATTTGACATTCGATTTGTCCTCTTGTTTTGGTTTGAACTTGGTTAACCCGGTGAAGTGAGTGGGTTAACTTTTTGCCTATGTTACTATTATGGCATTTTTCATCCAGTATGTCAAGTCTTTTTGGAGTGGACAGTTTAGGAAGTGTCCACTGTCCACTGTCTAAGCCTCTACTACCCTTCCATATTCTATAAACTGGAATACTTGTTCATTTACAGGGTCATTCCAGTTCACAATCACATTCCCTGTTTTAAACTCCAAGTCTGCCATAAAGTCAACTAACTCAGATAAATCAGCATTATATTCTAACCATTCCTTTATTCCTTCTTTAACATCCCCCTTCTGTTCTATTTTTTCGTCAATATCCAATAGCTCACTACTGTCTATCGTTAACTCTTGACACTGAAAAAAGGATTTATCGTACCGACCGTACCCAATTAATTTGATAGAGCTTTTAACGTACTTCATGGTTTTTGGTTCCTGTTTGTTTTGGTTTATGTATCTACTATAGCAATATTTCTAGGGTCTGTCAAGTAGGTAAATCATTAATCTTTCTTATGGGATTGATAATGGTTACTTATATAAGATTAACTTAACCGTTAGATAGTTTTTACTTATATAAGATTAGCTTATCCGTTAGATAGTTTTTACTTATATAAGATTAGCTTATCTGTTAGATAGTTTTTACTTATATAAGATTAGCTTATCTGTTAGATAGTTTTTACTTA